GACTATTACCGGGTAATACTGTATAATATAGTTGTAAGTAAGAAATAAAGAAAAACAGGAGGAACTTACAATGAACGCAACTAATACAGTCAAAGCAGCTATCAAACAATTTGGAGACGAATGGTACTATCAAATCTTCAATAAATACAACACATTGATCACAGAAGGTCGCATTGAAGACCTAGGAGCTTACATGGACAAAGTAGTTGAAGAAGTTCGCTTTACTAACTACGGCGACATTGAATGCCAACTCATTAAACTTTACATCAAGTAAGAATAAGGTCATTGCGACCTTATTTTTTTTAGCGTTCAAAATAATTGAAAAAAAGTTCAACTTTTTCGAACTTTTTTGAATAAAACGCTTGACTATTACCCGGTAATACGTTATAATATATTCATAAAGTAAAACAAAACGAGGTAAACAAAATGAAACTATCTAATCTAAAAAATACATTCGAACCTACTGAATACCTAGTCGTAGTAGATAAGGACGTTACTGAAGTATTAGCTGAAGGAAAACGTTGGCAAGTATTCAGTTCGAACTCTTTAATGGAAGTTGAAGTATTAGCAGTTGAAAAGATCACTAAAGACTCAGAGCTACAATGTATCTTGGATACTGACGCTCCTGCTTATATGATTAAATTAAACAAGTAAAGAGGTAGATAAAATGAAACACTATAAAGAATTAAACGCACTTCGCAACAAAATTAGTGACGGACGTTCAACACGTGACTCTATTGCGCGTGCCACTAAAATTATCACGTCCTTACAAGGAAGAGGATCCGTTCCAGCTTTGGATTGTGGACGGGTACATGGAATAGGAGGATATTATGGAAGATAGATACAACATTGAACCGGCGGATATACTGAACTATATTGGTATCACTAATACCAAAGATCCAGACTTTTATGATTGCTTATTAGCCCGGCTAGTAAGTTCCTACACTAAGAAGGAACTTGCGTATAAAGGATTATCCTTTGGCGATTTCCTTGCGGAGATTCAAAGTCAATCCCTTGCGTACTTAGGCAAGTAAAAAGACCTATTCATTTAGGTCTTTTTATTTTTGCGATTGTAACTTGGTTAGGTAGTTCGCTAGATCCAGCGCCTCCTCTTTAGCGTGCTGCAGGAAGTCGTCTGCGTTGTTTTGTTCAAGTGTAGTTCCGTACTTGCTTACACCTACAACACTACGAGATATAAGCTCTAGTGCGGTATGTAATACAATAGGATCCAATCCTGTCACGTCTATATAATCACGTGTATCCAAGCACTTGTCCGAGGTTACTACACCTCCATCCGGCGCTATAAAATAAACTTTACTCATGTCGATCCTCCATCATTCGATTGAACTGTCGTAACGTCATTGCGATGTACTGTTCACCATTGTCTCCATAATCGAACACTAATGCGCAGTAATCTTTTTTCGCTGCGAACCGTTCCTGTTCATTTTTGTCAAACCACTCTTTTTTCAGGCTTACTGTCTTTTGAGGCTTCATTACGGTTTTACACTCAATGAGCATGTCGTCCGTAATGACGTCCCCTTTATAGTAGTCAGTGGCCCCGGAGTTGGGTTGAACTTTGCCACCTAATTGACGAGCTACTTTTTTCTCCTGACTTGCGCTCGCTCTGCGCGTTGGTATTGTCGATTTTGCGCGTGTTTTCACGATAGCGTGTAAATTACCCAAAGGGTCGCGTAAAACGTAACATGCGCGAAAATACAAGCCAATGCGGTTGGAATATAAGAAGAGTCAGGAGTCTTCTTGTATTGCGCCAGCGTTAGCAGGGTGAAAACCATTACCAATGCGCTTACTAAATTAAGTAGAAATATCAGTAGGGTTGGGATAATGTACTGCATCTAATTTCTCCTTCACTTGTAGACCTAGTTTAGATCTAATAATTGTATCGCCGGCTAGGACTTCCTCCAAAGCGATTACAGTCTTATCGCGCAAGGCTAGTACCCAAGTATAATGGTAGCCAATGTCGATTGCCGCTTTGCTTAGTGGAATATCGTCCAGGATACATAGTCGAATAATCATACGTTGGTTCTCTGGGAAGCACTCGACAAGCGTGTCGATGTACCCTACGAACTGCTCCAGTTGTTCAAACTCTTCGCCCTTATCATCGTTAGCTAATAACCAATTGATGCGGGCGCGTGCTCTTGTGTAGTCTCCTCTTAGGTCGAGGATCCGTTGGTTCATTTCTTTTCGTTGTGGGTTCATGCTATAGGTTCCTCATACTTAATTGTTTCACACGCTGCGTCGACATAAATAAGATCGTCTAATCGAAGTAGTATGTCGGTAGCAATAACGTCACCATTGATGTCCGGGTTGTAAGGTGTCAGCCTAATGCACCGCTGATTATAAAATTCAGGGTTATCAATGTAACCCTGAATATCTTCAACTGCGTCATCGTAATCGTCAATGGTGTCGAATAAAGCTGCTACTTCTAAATGAGTACCGTTTTTGTAAATCACATGAAATAACGTCTTTATTCGTTCCATTTACAACACTCCCATCTCTTGTAAGGTGTTCAGTACATTGTCAACCTTTTCATTGATAGCTAAGTAATTTTTTAGGTCGTCCAAGGTTGTCGCAGGATCGTTCTTGTTTACGATATCTTGGATAGCATCACGGAACCCTTTATATTTTCCTTCAGCGATAGTAGTCTCTTTATGAGCGTCCATAAGGCGACTAGACGCTAGGGCGAAGCAAGCTACAAGTTTTAGATTTTCCGGATCCTTAGTCTTCATAGCACGTTCCGTGATAGCTTCGGTAATGTCTTCGAGTTCCCCTAATGTAAATTCGACTTCAATTTCTGGGTGACCTTTGCCGCCAATACGGGCGCCGAATTTTTTGCTACGATAGTCTTTGCATTCTTTACACATTGTTCAGTCCTCCTTTATGGACGCGGGCGTTTTGATGGAGTTGGTTTTTTACGAGTAGCACGGACGGAAGTCTTTTTAGGTGGGTTGACCATTTCTTCATACTCGGCTTCGGTAATTGGTTCCCAAGTCTCTTCGTCGTACTCTTCCGGTAGGCGTTCGCCCTTGCGCAATACGTTTGCTTTACCGTCAAGTACATAGAAGAAGTCTTCTTCTAATACTGGACACATAGCATTGAGGTACTCTTCTTCATCGACAAGGATGTCACTTGGGTCATCTGGATCATTTTCGTCCTTCTTGTAGTAGTAGTCATCTTCCTGATTGTAAAAGTAGTAGGTTTTCGGTTCAACAGGTTTTGCCGCTGCGCGTGCTCCTTTGCGAGGCATTCTAATACTTGACTTAGGTTTTTCTTCCACGTCATCGTCTTGCGCATCATCATCTTCTTTAGGTTCATCCTTAGGAGCAGTCTTTTTGCGACGTGTAATGCGAGTAGGTTTTGGATCTTCCTCTTCGTCATTATCTTCGTTCACTTCAGGCTCTTCCTTAGGTTCTTCCTTTTTGCGACGGCGTCGAGTTGGTTTAGGTTTTTCATCTTCCTGCACCTCGTCTTCGTCAACAGGTTCTGGATCCTTTTCGACGGTCTTACGTCCACGACGTGCAGGCTTCTTAGCTGGTTTTTCTTCCTCTACCTTCGGCTCTTCTTCGTCCGTACCTTCACCGTAAACGAATGCTTCATTCTCTGTGACGTAAGTCGCAGCCATGTCGGCGCGGTGAGTTAGGAACGCAAGAGGGTTCCATTTGAACGTTTCACTACATGCAGCCAATGTAGCGTAAGGACTAATATCATAGGCTCCCATGTGCCAGAAAATAGCTTGAGCTTCGAGTTCAGTAAGCTGAATGAACTTTTGAAGGTAGAACACTGATTGAGCTCCATGTCCCATTTCGGCTTTTTCTTTATTGTACTCATAGGCCTCGTAGGCTTCCCAATCCCCATTTTCATCCTTGCGCCATTTTTCAGTAATCACATAGCGATCGATTTTGCACAGGTCGTGGAACAAAGCAATAATAGCAATGGACTCAGGGCTATAAATTTCTTGCCAGCCTGCGCCGACTGTATTTTCCATTTCCCATACCAAGCGATCATAGACGTTCAATGAGTGTTCCAACAAACCACCTTCATAAGATCCATGATAGCGAGTGCTAGCGGGGGCGCTGAAGAAGTCGGTCTCATGTTCCAACCACTCCATTAGGTTTTCAATACCGTCACGTTCGATATTTTCGGTTACAATTTTTTTGAATCGTTTAATGTTTGTCATTATGTTTTTCCTTTTCCTTTTGGTAAATTTGTTCGATAGGAGTTGAACCTCCGTATTGAGTGATTAGGTTCTCTAAGTAACCTAAATTTCCTGCTAATAAAATTCGCGCCGTTGGTGATTTGTTCGCCATGCGTACCTCCTTCAATTGTTTAATGTAATATACACCAAATTCCTTGATTTTGTTTACGACAAGTTGAAAATTTTTAATAAACAAATTTGAACACCAACGACATCTGTATAGAGCCCGGTTTTGATACCTTCGACAATATCACCGATAATCGTCATACCTTCGAACGCTGAATCAAGTGAGTAATTAAAGTTCGATTTGATCTTATTGATTGTAAATTGCTTCACATTTACTGTCGACTCTTTAGCGTTTTCCGTACCTAATATTCGACTAGCTGCGGCGAAATTATTGTAGAGCAAGGTTAGGAACCCAAGGACATTGTCCTGCGTTGCGATAAGCGTTTGAACATATTCAAAGGCTCGTTGCGGTTCGTATCTAATAACACTATCGACGGCTTCAAAGACTTCAAATTGTAGGTCTTTGTGAATAAGTGCGTCCACGGCTTCCTCGGTAGGTAATTTCACCCGGCTAATCTTATCCAGTTCGTTTTCGATACGGGAGTAATCTCTATCGCAAAGTTCGATGACTTGTTCCAATAGGTTCGCAGGAACTTTGAACTTTTTCGAAAAATGGTTCATTAGTTGAGTAGTTGTCATTCGGTCAAACTGAACGACATGGTCACTGAACTGTTTTAGAAATTTACTGCGTCCGTCGATCTTTGTGTAAAGTAGGATCAAAGTCCCGTATTTAATGTCCTCTAAAGACTTCCAGCGCGATTCGGTAGATAGGAAGTCCTTATCATCCCGTACCGCAAAGACCTTGTCATTTGCTACGATAGAACGTTGAGTCAATGGACGTAGAATAGAGGCTACACTTGACTCCCTTTTGACAGGCGTTTTCATTTTAGCTAAATAGACGTTCATTAGTCCAATTTCTTCGCCAGTGAAGATGTAAAACGGTAGTAACCTGTCTTCCTTAATATGAGTCATAAACTCCATTAAATTAACCAATTTCTTGGACCTCCTTTACGAGCTTGTTCAGTGCGAATAGTTTGTTCTTACCTTTGGACGATACTGTTCCTAGGCATTTTGCGATTAGTCGCAATAAGCCATAGTTAGCTAGTAGAACTTCGGTATCCAAGCCTTGTCGGTTTTGGTAGCCGATATAGTTCATTGCGATTTCTAAAAATAGTTCCGGGATCAGTGCGTCCTCGCGTGTATCTGTGTCCTTTAGTTTGAACCAGTCAACCATCTTTAGGGCGTTACTAGAAGAGGCTTCGAAAATATTGTCGTAAAAGAACTGAACTTTTTCAAAGTAAAGGTTCAGTCCGTCCTTACCATGCGATTGAACAATGAACTGAACCTGTCCAGGACTACTGAACATAGGAGCCATCTTTAGGATGTCCTTACTAGATTTCACAAAGCGTTCTAAATAGTGCGATACCTCGTCCGTTGAGTAAGGAAGCAAGGTAACAACCCAAGAGCGCGAAATAAGCGTATCCAAGACATCTCCTTCGGTATAAGCCAGCATGCAGATATGAACGTTCTTAGGTGGCTCCTCCGTTACTTTTAACAAGCTATTTTTAGCTCCTATGGACATACCTGCGACCTGTACGACGAATAAAGTCGGTTGAGCAAGACTAGAGCTTAGTTCAATCATATCTCTAATATCGTCGACTTTGTTCTCAATGAAGATACAATCATAGCCAAGTTCCTGCGCTACATACCGGGCGAATGTTCGTTTACCCGATTTCTTAGCTCCTACAATGACCATTGAATTAGGAAGGTATTTTCTTTGCTTGACAAATTCTTTGGCTTTACGTTGCCCAATAAAATCGACCATGCTAGTCCTCCTGCGTCATTAGTAAGATTTGAGCTTCTATAATGGACTTAGCGTTCGGCTCCCATTTAATAACCGAGTTCAGTTTGTTCATTTCCTCCAGCATCCACAAGAGCAGCGAATAGTCAACAGTATGTCGAAAACGTGCTAAGTCTGCACCTAAATGATTAGGCAAGGAAGTGAACGAGATATCTTGTGTAAGGGCGTACTTACAAACATCGACAAGGAAGTCGGTATAGTTGCGCATAGTTAGTTTCAAGTCCTTACCGGACATGAAGAAGTCATCTAACGTGCGTAACGCTGCTTCGGTATCGTTCGAAAGGATCGTATCTGTCAAAGCTACAAAGGTCTCATAGTCTGGCGTACCTAAGGCGTTAGCTACTTCCTCAACGGTAATGTCCATAGTATAGTCCAGGACTTTTTCTAAGCGTGTAATAGCATCGCGCATACCTCCATTCGCTAACTTACCAATGAACGCAAGAGCTTCCGTGTCCCAGCTGTACGGCGCACCATTTTCACATTCACTTTCTAAAATATAGGCAAGTTGTGTGACGATATCTTTGTTAGGAATACGAGTAAAGTCAAAGCGTTGAACCCGGGACATAATGGTTCCAGGTATTTTTTGAGGATCCGTAGTACATAGGATGAAGATAGTTCCTGCTGGTGGTTCCTCTAGTGTTTTCAATAGCGCATTAAATGCTCCAGTCGATAGCATGTGAACCTCGTCAATGATATAGACCTTGTACTGACTATCTAAGGCTTTAAACTTGCTATCCTCTATAATGTCGCGGACATTTTCTACGCCGTTATTCGATGCAGCGTCGATCTCAATTGGCGTACCTTGTCCATTATTGACATCTTTTGCGAAGATACGCGCTGAAGTAGTCTTACCTGTTCCAGCTCCTCCGCAAAATAGGTAAGCATGTTTGATCTCCCCTGTTTCAAGTTGGTTGATTAGGATTTCCTTGACGTAGTCTTGTCCTACTACGTCGGAGAATTTCTTAGGTCTGTATCGATTAGCTAAATTGATCAAGTTGGTTGTCCTCCTGAAATTTTCAATAAGTGTTGAGCGGTACCCTCTACCCATGGATCTGTATACGGTAACCCCATACCAGTATTACCGTCGAATGTTCGAAAAGCCTCGTACCATGCGGATTTTCTAAATTCATTAGGGTGCGCTTGGATAAGGTCAAAAAGTTCGTGACTCCATCTGTCATACTGTCCGTCTGTAATAAGATTGACGTTTTGACGATAGTAGAGATTGGAATGAACTAATATTTGCCGCTGACGTCGGTTCATTAGTTCCAGTATCTTGCGGTCTAGTTGAACCTTCGGTCTGCGCTTAATAGGCTTGGAGACCTTAGGTCCACTAGGTCGCGAAAATAATGTTCGTTGAACCATACTACTGCTCCTCGTAAGAGATAGCCTCGTGTACGCAAGTCATTAGGTCATCGAATACTTGGTCGTCTTCCCGTAGTCGTTGAACTATTTTAGACTTACCTTGGAACTTGAGGTCATCTCCGTTTTCATCCTGGAGGATCTCACCTGTGTCTGGGTCTAAAATACTGAACCAAGCTCCTGTCTTATTTACGAAGCCGTATTCGATAGCGACGTCTACAAGGTCACTTTCTACTTGAATGCCCTCGTGGTAAGACAAGGTATATTGAACTAGCTTTCTATCCGGTTTAAATGCCTTGGTTTTTTCGACAAAGGCTTCGACCATGTTACCCGCAGGGTTACGAGCAGAACGGTTCACTTTTTCACCCTTTTCATCAATGAAGTCCCCTTTGCGGAACTTAATACGAACGGCGCAAGCGTGCTTCCACATCTTACCGCCAGGCGTTGAGTATGTCGAATACATACTATTCAAGTCCTCGCGGATTTGGTTGATACCTAAGAAAATAGCATTGTACTTGGTCAAGTAAGGCGTTACTTTTCGACTGAACTCCGTCAACGGCGCCGAAATACCTGCGTAAGCCTTTTTAGTAAGTTCTTCGTCCAGTAGGTTTTGGCTAACCATGTAAGGAAGTGAGTCTAAAACAATAAGCCCGACTTCGCCAGTATCGTACATATCAATGACATACTGAAGGATCTCTTCTGCGGAGTTATGTTCCGGCCGTACAATCCAAAGGTTATCCACGTCAACGCCTAATTTCTTAGCCCAATCCGTGTCCAAAGTGTTTTCTAAATCCAGGTACACGATTTTCAGTGGTTCCTTGTGAGCGTCCAAGCGCATTTGAATTTCCTTGATTTTAGTTTTGTTCGAACCTTTTGCGTTTTGAAGCTCCTCTAGTTGAGCGTTCAAGTCTTCTTGTAATTGCTCCCACTCTTCCTGGAAAATGTACTGCGCATTTTTTACAATGTCCAAAGCCGACGTGGTCTTACCACTTGACTCCGGCCCGAAGAACTCGATTACACGCTTGCGAGGTAACCCGCCATAGGTTTGATAGTTCATTATAGGAGTAGAAAAGGGAATCCTCGGTAGGTTTTCCCTCTCTAGTCCGTGAACAGCTACAAGCGCCTTGGAGTCCTTGTTCCAATCTTGCATAATCTGTTCAAGTTTCATTAGAAATCTCCTGTACTTCCATGCCCTCCGCGAGCTTTATTTCCTAAAGACTCAACGAAATTAAAGTTCAATTGAGGCTGCTTTTCTTGGATACGGAACTGCGCAATGCGTTGATCATAAAATAGTTCAGTGTCCTTAGTTGCGTACCAAACGGAGAACCATTCATCGGTATCTCCCTTGTAACCCTCGTCAATAACGCCACTTGATACAAAGATCAGTCCAGTCTTTTTGAACAAACTTGAACGAGGGTGGAGGATAGCTTCATGTCCTTTAGGTAGTTCTAAAGCAAAGCCGTGCGCAATTTTAATGCTCTCCCCTGCTTTAATGTTTAGGACTTGCGCCTTTTGAAGAACGGTTCGACATTTGGATACGTGTTCCTTGCTAGCGTCGATAGCAGTGATGGAACTAATACGAACATCGACCCAATCTCCTGTAAATTTAAGTCGATCTAGTTTAGGGTCAATCATCTTTACGGCGATTTCTTTTTGCATGTAGTGTTACTCCTGTTGAATTATATTGAGTGAGTTCGATATCATTAAGTCTAAATTGGTGAACTCTTTTTAGCGAAGCTAATACTTTATCGGCTTGCTCCAGTTTAGACTGAACCTTTTTATAGGCTCGTTTGTAGGCCGTCTCAATGACGATCTCGTTCATTACCAATTTGCGTGTCTCGGACTCTTTGTCCGGGATTGTTTTCCCTGCAGCAAAAGCGTACAGGTCGTCATATTTTTCGCGACGTATCGCAGCACTTGCGTCCATCTTAATACCAACGAGTTCTGCTCTATCCGTAGTGAAATACATAACGGTCGGTAGGTAAGCTATAAAATAGTTCAAATCTTCCGTGGTCATGGATTGAACGTCCTTCAGTAGTTCCTGGATCTGTTCCATCACATTGTCCAAAGGCTTAGTAGCTTTTTGAACTACTTCATCGACTACGACATTGACAATTTCACCATAATCTTCGGCGTTCTTCGAAGCCTCAGCGAGTTCGTCCAGTCGTACATCAATACGAGGTAGTTTAGGCTTACCCATCTTGCTTATCCGCTAAATGTTCCTTGAACGCTTTAAGAACATTTTCAATCGGTATTGTCAACCTTGTGCGCTTTTTGAAATAGTCAACGGAATACCCCAGTTCAGTCTCTACTGTTGGATTGATACTCTTTTGTCCAAGATTTCTTAGGCGAGTGAGTTGAGTCATTGGGTACCATTTGATCATCTCGTGCTTAGGAAAATAAACTAATACACCTCCAAGCGCATGCTTGCAACGGTCGGCGATGAATAGTTCCTGCCATTGATGTTCACTAATATTCGAAAACGGTAAGGAACTGGACTGAGTGGTTTTTAGTTCGACGTAAACCGTCCCGTACTGCGTCGCAGCGATAAAGTCACAAGGGTTTGCGACTCCTCTAAAGCCGTTGGTAGTATCGTACAGACGGGAGAACCTTGCTTCATTACCGCAAAGTTCGGTACCCTTTTTGAAATCTTCTTCGAACATTTTTCCAGTATAGGTCATAAGCTACGTCCTTCCTTTCTACAATATGGACAGTAATTAGACGAGCAATAGATCTTAGGGCTTTCGCCTCGTTCTACATACTCTTCACAAGTAACTAGCTTGTCTAATACTTGTTCCTTCATTGCGTCCGTGATATGATAGGTATAGGCTTTTTTCTCAAAGTTATCGCGGTTCTCGTAAAGGAATAAGACGTCATCGACACCTAAACACATACCATAGCAAGTCGCCTGCATTTTGTGTTCTTCGTACGGCTCCGTATGTTTATTGAACTTGAACATCGTCTCCGTCTTAATTTCCATGATGTAGGTCTTACCTTGCCATCTTACAAGGCCATCACATAAGAACGACAACTGAAGCAGTTCGTTCTTACATTTTGTCTCATACTCATTTTTGACGAAGTTTTGGTCAACGACTGTACCCTCTACGGGATTTTCTTCCAAGTATTCAGCTACATCTAACCACTCAAAGTCTGGATCCGTTTTGGATAGGCGCACCATGTATTCCTGCAATACTTCGTGTCTAAATGTACCGGCTTCGCCCATTGCGATAAGATTGTAACTAGCATTATCTTGTAGGGCTTGTCCCGTACGTTCAAAGTACATTTTACGCAAGCAACCTCCAACGCCACTCGGTTTGTAATACGTTGAAGGTTTATAAGGCTCTTGCGTGTTTTCGATAATATGAGTAAACTTGTCCACGAAATTGATAGCAGGTTCATTCACTTTTTCCGCTGCGACCATTTTAGCTATGCGGGACAGTTTATTGCTCATTCAGCGTCTCCTTCTTCTTGTGTAGCTAAGTAGTAGGTAACTCCATTAGCTTCAATCTTCAGGCAAAGTTCGTTTCCAAAGTGAATATCAAAATGGTCTTCACTTACCGTCGCTAAAATGTCGCGAAGTAGCAAGCTATTGATCTTACAAGAGAAGTCAGTACCCTCTTCTAGTTTAGTGTACTTGACAAGCTCCTTCGAACCTTTGGTCGTAATGATTGCAAGTTGTTTAGGGCCGAAGTCTAAATGAACGGTTCCTTTATCGAACGCGGTCATAAACAAGGTCAAGCGTTCCAGGATACTTTGAATCTCTGCGGTAGGTAGTGTAGCCTTACCGTCGAACTCTTGTGAGTCCATGATGCTCATGTCCTGATAATCTTCCATACCTTCCATGATACGGCCGTAGATTTCGATTGTCGATGTCGATACATAAATGTATTCATCTTCGAACGTCCATAGATACAACTTGTCTTCGGTAATGGACGCAAGCAAGCGCATAAGTGGCGCAGGGATCAACAACTTGGTACCGATATCTTGGATAGGGTTCAAACAAACTCTAATAATATCCGAGGTGATCGCTTGGTTGTGGTCAAGTAAGTACCCGGTATAGACCCCGTCTGCGTTACTTTTTGAAACCGCTGAGTCATTGACATTAGCTACATTGTAGAACAAAGAAGACTTGAGTAGCTTCGCTGAACCTTCGTCCAGCTCTTCAGGTAATTTGTCGTCGAACGATGGATAATCTTCATCACCTGTAACGATGTCGACTTTATATGTCCCATTACCTTTCACTTCTAAATATTCACCTTTTGGTGTGAGTGTTACGGTGTCCACGGTAGTTTTTTCGATCAATTTACCGAACTGTTCGGCTTTAATAATGACGTCAATTTCTCCTTCGGCTTCAAGTGTATAGCGTAGCCAGTTCGAACCATCGTATCCAGTGAACGTCACTACTCCATCATAACCTTGGATATACCAATAACGTGTGATTTCAAGTAACTTACTTGCGGACAAGCGGTTCAGTTGACCTACCGCATCCATAAGGTCCTGCGTCTTAAACTTCATGCTCATAGGGAGCCTCCTTTAGTTTTTAGTTTATACTTTAATATACACCAAATTCGGCGATTTTGTAAACAAGAAAAGGACTTATTTTCAGTAAGTCCTAATTTTTCTAAAATAGTCGGTTCTGTTTGTGCTTAGGTGGCGTGTACTTGTAGTTCTTAGCCCAATCCAGTAGGTATTGACAGTTGATTAGCTCACGTGCGATGTAATTTTCGGAAAGCTCTTCGATTGTAAATCCTAGGCCAGACTCTTCAATTAGTGTTAAGATACTTTCCTGTATAGGCTTAGCTAAACGGTAGAAGTTGTCTGCGCCTCCAGTCTTACGGGCAAAACTAACAATCCCATAAGGGGTCATAATGTTACCCATCGCGCCAGTAATGACCGCTGAAGTAGAGTCCGCAGAAGTGAACGGAAATTGCTCCAGTAGAGGCAAAGCCGTTACTCCAAATCCGTGAACCTTAATTTCTGGGTTCGAACTCTTTTTAATAATTTCAAACACTTGGGACATAAATTTCATTCGGTCGTTACTGTGAACACCTACAAGACCTCCAAGTCCCATGTACTGAACTTTTGAACCGTCTGGATGTCGGTAAGCTAAAATCTTTTCTAAATAGCTCCAGGGTTCGCCGATGTGAAAAACAGGTATGACTTTATCTTTGTCTAATACTCGGTCATACATATACAGGTAATTGTTCCAAGATTGTTCACTTGCGTCCCGTACCTGTTGACGAGTTGCGAACTCTCCTTTGCCGCCCGGGATAACGTCCAAGGAAGCAATGACTGAAAATCGACCGTCATTTTCGTTTAGATAGTCAATGTAGTCATCTAAATCAATATTGACGTTCCTTGTCCAAGCGCCGTACGCACTTGAGTCGACGAACACTTTGCCAGTGAACTCCGGATGGTTATCTGCGTACTCGAACCATAATTTTCCGGTCGTGTTACGTTCATATTTTTGAGTGAACAATCGATTAGCGTTATGAGCTAGCAGGAAGTCCTCTATGCGACCAGCGCAACCTCCGGCGAAATATAAATCAATGCTCATTCAAAGGGTACCTTTCTGTTCTCGTACTTAGTGACTAGCTTCACTGCTAGCGTTGTAAATGGAAGGATAACAAGCTCATATCCTGTCTTAATGGCTACTTGACTAATAGTCATTATGATTAGCGTTTCAACTGGCATTAGACCCCAAAATGCAAGCGGTAGGAAGACAAGGCTATCCACTAGCTCTCCCATAAGACTGGAGAAGATTGCTCGAGCTCCAAAGCCTTTGATTGAGTCAGGGTATTTACGTTTCATTTTAGCGAAGATTCGGTCGTTTACGAAGTCTCCAATAACGAACGCAAGGAGGGAAGCTACAAGTACGCGAGGGGTACTTCCTAACACGGTTTGGAACGCCTCTTGGTTGTGCCAGTATTCTGGCGCCGGGCTCTGGATAACGGCACTAAAGACAAGCGCTGCGAAGAGGTTTGCGGCGAAACCAAAGTAGCACGTCAAACGGCTCCAGCGGTATCCGTAAACCTCGGACACAAGGTCGGATAAAATGTAGGTGATAGGGAAAATGAACACGGCTCCAGTCATTGTGATGTTGAACGGAAGAAGTACCTGCTTACTTGTAATAATGTTACTTACAACCAAAGCGACTACAAAGAGCAAAGTAAGAACTAATTGAAGTTCGCTGACGAGTCTTTTACGTTTATAGGTTTTTAGCATGTTCATCTCCCTTATTTTTTAATCAACTGAAGCAATTCCGCTCGCGCAGAAGCATTTTCCTTGAATAGTCCACGCATTGTCGAAGTGACAGTGGTTGCGCCGTGTTTTTTAATCCCACGTCCACTCATACAAGTATGTTCAGCTTCTACAATAACGGCAACCGCTTGAGGGTTCAAAACTTCCTGGATAGCATCGGCGATCTCTTGTGTCAATCGTTCTTGGACTTGTAGGCGTTTAGCGTAACCCTCTACAACTCGCCCGAACTTCGAAAGTCCAGTAATCTTATCACTAGGAATGTAAGCGATATGAACCCTGCCGACGAACGGCGCCAAGTGATGTTCGCAAAGTGAGTTGAACGGGATATCCTTAACAAGAACAAGATCCTGATGATCCACGTCAAAGGTCTTTTCTAAATGTAGTTTAGGATCTTCGCGATATCCTACGGTATGCTCTGCTAGTGCCTTTACAAAACGGAACGGAGTATCTTGTAGTCCGTCACGTTCCACGTTCTCCCCTAATAGTCCAAACAGTCCTTGGATAGCCGATTCTGCGTTGTCCAGGATAACGATTTCATTTGTTTTAAGGGAAGAGAACCCATGCTCTCGTCCTAGCACATTACCGATTTTATCTAATTGTTCAATTTTCATTTTACACTCCTCTTTTATTATCATATACCAATGTATGTAGCTGCGGCAAAGGTCTTACGTTATTGAACGCAGGATCCTGATATACTTTGTCCCATAGCCAACCCAATTTCTCCAGTAGGCGCCCGCTGATACTTCCTTCTTCGTAGGCGTTTGCGTTACCGACTGAAAGATAGTTCACTGGACGTAGCTTGTCCTTAAAAGTTTCGAACATATTGCGGGCGTAAGCTAAATCCGTATCATCGAAGATTACAATCTTAAATGACCAATCTAGTCCCTCCTCGTTCAGTCTGTCCACAATAGCCTCTAGGATTTTCATATTAGTGCGCATACCACTTGACGGCGGTTTTGGACTAATAGTAATATCACTGACATATTTGAACCACTCTTGGAACCTTGTTCCTTGCGTCTCAAGTCCAAACTTGAACCCCTTTTCGCGTAAGATGTCAATCATACGAGCCATAGGTTCGTTCAGTAGTGCAGGGTTCCCACCTGTAAGCGTAACGTGATTACAGATTTGTTCACCCTTATCGTTGAACGCCAATTTTAGGATCCGGTTCGCTGCTTCTTCTCCTGTGATGTACTCAGGTTCAGTAGTACCGTTCCAAGTGAATGCTGAGTCGCACCAGTTGCAATGGTAGTCACATCCACCAGTTCGAATGAAAATAGTCTTTTGACCTATAACCATTCCTTCGCCTTGGATTGTAGGCCCGAAGACTTCCATGATAGGCATTTTTTCCGGATCGCGTACATTGATCCTAATCTTACCTCTCTCGGGTTGATTGTATTGATTAACCATTGTCCTGCTCCTTGTTTAAAATATCGCGGACGGTAATGACTTCATCTTTGTCAATGAAAGTCACGTTCTTATACATTTCAATTTCTTCGTCCGTGAAGATTTCGTAGTAAGTACATTCTGCGCAACCTGTTGGCGTCTCCCAAAGTTTAATTGAATCAATACGAGCATACTCCCACATCAGTTGAGTGAGTGTCCAAGTAAGAAAACGAGACATATTTTCAGCGGTCGTTCTAAATCCAAAGAGAACTCGCTTAGTGTCCACGGCGTTAGCTAGGGCGATCGGTTCATTTCCTTGTAGCAAGGTAGCATGATCCAAACGATCAATGAACTTACCTGCTACCTGTTTGACGTGATAGAAGTCCACGACCATTCCCTGACTTGAACCGTCTTGGATATTTTCCCCGGCTAAAGAAATTTCGACCTTGTAGGTATGTCCATGTAGATTGGCACATTTTCCAAAGTGACCGACAAGTTGATGCGCTGCGTCAAAAGATAATGTTTTAGATACTTTCATTTCTAGTTCTCCCTTACTTCATATTCAATAGGATCTTCAATGCCGTTGATTTTAAAAGCGTTCAAACGGTCAATACATGTAGCACAAAGACCACAAGCCTTTTCATGTCCCTCGTAGCAAGATCGAGTTAGCTCGTAAGGAGCATTGACTTTTAGTCCAGCGGCTACGACTTGCGCTTTATTAAAGTTCAATAATGGAGCTAAAAGATGAACTTTGTGTCCTGTTCCTTGATAGATAGCTTCGTCCATTGCTTCGTAAAACGCTGGCGTACAATCTGGGTAAGCAGAACCCGCAGCGTCATCACTATGTGCGCCGTACCAAACTTCATCAGCTCCGCGACTGTACGCAAGCGCAGCAGCTTGTGATAACATAAGACCATTTCTAAATGGTACATAGGTATCGACAGTTCCTTCACCATTTTCTTCAATAATTTCGGCGTAAGATTTATGGGAAATTTCTCCGTTACCTTGGAGTAAAGTAGAGTTCGAACCTTTGAAGATTTCAGGTGATACTGAGGCTTCGACAAGTTCTACATCTAAGAACTTTGCGACGTTGCGCGCGTTGTCTAGTTCATTAGCATGTTTCTGTCCGTACAGAAAGGTCAATGCGGTTACATTGTGGGCTCCGTACCGGGCGACGGCTAGTGATAGACAGGTAGTGGAGTCAACTCCTCCACTTAATAAAACCACTTTTTTCATGGTGTCCTCCGTTTATTTTTATTCATAGAGGTCAAACGAATGTAAAATCTCTATATACTTTATTATACACCAAATTTCGCCATTTTGTTTACCACTGCTTCAAAAAAAAATAAGGACAAGACTGCCCTTATTCGAAGTAATGATCATAGATTTGCCCGGCGATACCTTGTAGGATTAGTTGAACCAATACTTGACCTAATACGGCTTGGAAGTAAAGATCCCATGGAACAGTATTGACACCCAAAGGACTTAGCCCTAAAAATACCCAAATCCCTACATCGACAACTGAACCGATCATCGAACTGAGTGAACGTCGAACGCCGAAAGTATAAAGACCTTTAGTGACGTACTGTCCAGCTACGAACGCAACTCCACTCGCTAGGACTAGCATTAAGGTATAGTTCAACGAGATGCAAAGTAAAGCGGTAAGGAACAATAGGATCCAAATCATTTTCCCGGACACTTTAGCGCCGTAATGGTCTTGGATAAGTGTAATCAGTAGGAACGAAAATCCCATTAGCCAACTTGACGGCGGTACAGTAAGAGGTCCAATGTTCAATGGTAAGAACCAAACCGTAACGAGCGTACCGAAGATCCCTACTAATAGATATAAGATTGTGTAAATGTTCAAGAATTTTTTCATTGTTATATTTTCCTTTTCTGTTTTTATAGTTCGATTTCTTGTCCGTACCAACGGTCAACGATACTTGGGTCACATTTCATAGGTAAGCTAATAATATCCTTAGCGGCTTCAATCATAACTTCCGTCAATCTCTGCGCCCCTCGTTTAGCGTTTTCTTTTGGTATCTCACCTAATAGTTCATCGTGTACGGGAATCATTAAATGGAACCCAAGTGATTTCAGTTCAGGGTCATTGTGTACTTTAATCATAGCGTACTTAGTCATATCAGCCGCGGTTCCCTGAATAACGGAGTTTAGACATTGGCGTTCAGCGTCTGCTATCTTACCGCCGTTATCGTGGATTTTGATACCCTCTTCTAAAGCACGAGCTTTGATCTCGTTACGCTTTTTGAACCCCCACGCTCTATCCAACTCCGCCCAATATTGTTCAATAATATATTCAGGCACTTCCGTAGATCCTTCGGCTTCTCCATCGAAGTCTAATGGATCGAAGTTTTCGTTCTTACTTGCGTCTATATATTCAAAGGTATATTGCGGCAAGCTCATGTCCGGTAGTCTTCTGCGTCGACCTGTAGCCGTCTCCGTGTAGCCGTAGTCAATAGCATGTTGTTGAACGAATACAATGTAATCCGCTACTTTAGGAAATTGCTTGAAGAAGTCTTCCATAACCTTGGAGGCCTCTTTGACACTTACGTTCATTTGTTCGGCGATACTCGCGGCACCTCGTCCATACATTAGACCTAAAAGAACGGACTTTACATTGTTACGGCGCTTCTTACCCTCAGGATTTGTGGAGCCGTCTGGATTGAACTCCAAGCAATTTTCATATTCAGTGTGATACAATTTCGAACCAATTACAGCGTACAAGTCCAAGTTCTGTTCATAAGCGTGGATCATGTTTTCATCTCCACTCAACTCGGCTAGTGAACGAGGTTCCTGTTGAGAATAGTCACTACCGATGATATAGTGTCCAGGACTTGCGGCAAAGATTTGTCGAACGACGGCTCCCTCACCGCGCGATGGAATATTCTGTAGGTTCGGTCCTTCACTGGACATACGTCCCGTCTTAGCGCCATACTGTTTGAAATTAGTGTGAACACGGTTGTCCGGCTTAGCGAGGTACTCGTCTAATGTCATGTAGGTCGATACCAATTTTGCGTACTTACGATACTGGAGCAAGGCTTTAGCGATAGGAATATCCCATGCTTTAACAATGTCGACCCCTGTTCCTCGAGGACTTCTATCGTCGTTACTCTTTAGCCCTAAAATGTCGTAGAACAAGATCGCCAGCTGAGTGCTACTTGAAATCGAAACAGTCACTTCCCCCTTACCGTTCAGCGTTAGCTTTTGATATTGCTGGAAGTTTATAGTTCGAAGATCTTCAATTTCCGGAGCGTATTTTGCTACCTCATAATTGAACAACTCTTCGGCTTCCTCCATCTTTTGTTCGAACTCGGCTTTAATCTCCGCGAGTTTTTTCTCGTCCAAGGCTACACCATAGGACTCCATGTCGAACAAAACCTTAATGAGTGGAAGTTCGATATTTTGATAGACTTCACTGACTCGCTCTAAATTACACGACTTACATTCTTCGGTTCCTGGAGTAAGATATAGCTCTTGGAACTTGTATAGTTCGTAAGTCTGTAGAGGGTCGAATGCTGCGTACATGTAAGCGACGTCAGGTGGGATCAAACTAAAAGGTATTCCTTTGAATAAGTCATTGAACTTAGCGACTTCGGCGTTCTCGTCCTCTTTGACGTACTTAGCATGAAGTAGCTTCAATGAGTGAGGTTCGTTTTCGTTCAGTAAGTTTGAGGCGATGTAGGTGTCCCATAACGGATCCGGCATGCGAATACCTAATTGCCAGAAAATGCTATTGATATCGAACTTACCTAAATGATAGACAAACTGAACACCGCATTCAATCATCTCCTCAATGAACTCTTTCATTAGTTTAGGATCAATTTGATCTCGTATACGCTGCTTCGTCAAGTTGCTTCGGTGGTTCAGTGGAACGTAAATGGATTTTTCTCCTTCGGTATATAGACAGACACCTACAAGATCTTCATGGATTGGATCCTTACCATTAGTCTCCACGTCCAAAGCTACTACGCCGTTTTCGATACATGCTCCTATATAGTCATCCAATCGATCTTCATCTGTAACTAGCTCTAGTCTAGGAAGTACATCTTTCAAAATACGTTTTGACATTTTGCGCGCCCTTGCGATTGCGTCTGTCAAAGCGTCACCACTAATATAGGTTAGTTCTACTGAATCCTTTCGGTTGCGCTTTTGGGATAAGATCTTTTGATCTCCTTTTCGACCTTCCCGTAGGCGTACACCGAATAGACCTTTTTGCGTCATATATTTTCCTTTCCGTAAATAAAAAGGAAGCTACTGCTTCCTAGTTGTTAGAATCGACCGCCTCTGGTTCGAGGACCACTAGCAGTCGAAGGACCTCGACGTGTTACCGCAGGACGGCTATCCTGTCGACTGGAACCTGTGTCCCTACTTGAACCTCTACGAGGGGATGGATTGTTCGAACGTCCAGTTGAACGTCCACCTCCACGAGCATTTGAACGTCCACGGTTATCGTCCAAAGTGAACTTACCGTCAACGACGTCCCACATTTGATCTTCATTTAGATCCAAGATTAGAGTTCCTAATAGTTCACTCTTTTCTGGGAAGTCATCCAAAGTAGCTTCCGGATCTGGATCTTCTGGGAAGAACTCGTAGGTAGTACGTTGGTCACCCTTCTTACCGCTGCGCACGATTTCAAAAGGTTGTCCTACTAGAGGTCCGTATTTATTGATAAGCGTTACAATCTTAGAAACATAGCTACGACCTCTATCCCATGTTTCAACTTGATCTGTGTTCTCGTTGTATAGTTGCAAGAACAGTTTTTCGATACGAGGATAGCCCTCTTCGCAAAGTGGACAATCTTCCGGATGAATACTTTCACCGTCCTCACTAATAGCATTACAGTTGATATAGCGACGACGTCCGTCGACTTCTGCTTCATGGACTACGAAATAATCCATATCTTCGCCGTCTGGATCCTCGTAAAGGAACGTAACGACCGCAGAATCTCTATCATCTGCTAAACTGAAAAATCCATTGGCAGTTCCGGAGCTAAATGAACCAGAATTGCTAATACTTACTCGACCCATGTTTGGTCCTCCTTGAAAAGTGTTTAAAGTGTTATAAGGTTACTAGTGTTTTAAGTTTTCCCTATACCTTAATATACACCAAAAAGGTGCATTTGGTAAACCACTCTATAAAAAATTATCCAACTTTTTAGCGAGTGATGTTTTAATAGCACGAACGGAAGCTCGTGTTACGCCAATTTCTCTAGCTACCTCAGCGTCCGTCATTATCGAACCATTTTTAACAATACACTCGATATAGGCGTACTGATTTTCCGTAAGGGGTAAGGTAGGTAGAGAATTAGCGATGTCAATAGCTGACCAATCTTCGTTCACTGCGTGGTTATAGAATGCGCTAAAGTTGTCTTCTTCTTCGTTAGGAGTACCGCTCTCCCATTGCACGTCCAAGAACCAATCTCTTTGCACAGAAGTAACCTTTAACGCTCTGTACTCATTGCGCATTGTATTGTTCATTAGGCGTGTGACGTAGGTTGCAAAGTTTGCTCCGGAAGTAGGATTAAAAGTATTCAGCGCCTTGTCCAGGGTTGTCCATACAAAGCTATCCACGTCTTGTCGCGAAAAGCTAAAATATTTCTGCCCGATTTTGTGTAGCATGCCTGAGTAACGGCGGTACATAATCGCCAAAGCTCCATTAGGATCCACGGCATACAGAGAAAGACAATCACTGTCTGGGACAAAGCCTACGCATTCGACAGTATCGTTGACGAATTTGCTAGCTATTCTATTTGTAAGGTTGTTCATTGTTTATTCTCCTACAAGAATTTTGTTTTGTTTATAGTTATATTATATATTATCGTGTAATAAATTACAAGACTAAATCATCAAAATTTATTAAATTTGGATAATCATTGATATCCCACTTGTTTTCCCAAAACTCTTGCGGGTAGTTAAGGAAGTAAACAACCTTGCTATTTCGAAGTCTGTTCCGTATTTTCCTAGAAGCCTTGTCGCCAGCAGGGTCAGGGTCTAAAGCTAATACGATTGTACGGAACGGCATTTTCTTTAGAAGTTCGAACTGATTACCCCCTCCAACTCCCATCAGCGCTACCGCAGGGATCCCAAGCGTCCAAAGTGTCAAACAGTTGATAGCAGACTCAGTGACGTATAATTTCGAACTATCTTTGAACCTGTCTCTATATTTCAGTACCTCGTAAGCGCCGTAAAGAAATTCAGTTTTTGGGTCACTTTCACCGTACTGGTGAAATTTTTGTCCTACACTACGTCGGTTGAAGAAGACTGTATTTCCGTCCATGTCCCTAACTGGCATAGTGATACAATCGTTCAACTTGTCGTAACCTACGTCAAAAAGTTCGATAATCTCGTCCGTCAGTTTACGTTCATACATGTACGGATGAACCCATCTGTATTTTTCTAGCTCCTCCTCCGGGATAATATTGTAAGACCTTTTAGCAGGTTCAGTCTTGCGATTGAACCCTAAATCTAATAAAGGTCTTACCTGTTCTTCCCCTGAGGCAAAATTGCGCTTGAGCCATTGGTTACCGTAGAAGCCTCCATCGCTGCGATTAAAAAGGTCACTAATGAACTCATTCAGTTTAGCCGTGTAGCCGCAAGTGAAGCAGTGAACTGTCCCTGCTTCGATAACACGCCCGCCGGAGTAAGCTACGTCCCTACTCATACCACAAGACGGATGACGCTCCATCCCATTTCCGTGAAATGGACAAGAAAATTGCATGTTCGAACCTAAGCTCTTAGTACGCCTAAAAAGAGTTTGACCATAATCGTGTTCAAGTTCGAAAGTAAGTTTTTGAATAATTTGTTCACAAGTTGCGTCGATATATAATCCGTTGACTTTCAAAATGCTTCCACTCCTTCTCTACTTACTTGTTTTTGAAGACGGTTCGAAGAACTGCGGGCTTTCAATGTAACTGGACTAGCATTGTCCTCCGTGTCGTCATCGTTTTTAAAACCTATTAGCGTATAGGTTCCTGTCGTAACGTCCCACATGTATTCAATAGTCTTGTTATCTTCTCCGTACCGATTCTTCACTACGGACAGTCTTAGGATCCCGTTAGCTTCGTCCCGTTGCATTGTAATAACTCGGCTTGCGTTTTGACCTACGGCGTCACTTTCTGCGATATGTTCTAATTGAATAGTATCGTTCGTTCCGTCTTTTGCGGCACGTCCGGCCTGAACATTTAACACAATAGGGATCCCATACTTCGCGGATAGCTTGTAAAGATCCATGGTAATATTAGCGTACTGGATACGCTTTTGTTCGCGACTAGGAACAGATTCATTCATTAGGGATAGCTGGTCAATACCAACTACTTTAGGCTTGTACTTTTGAATCATACTATCTAATAAAGCTGGCGTCATGTTACGTCCTCCGATCATCATCGGCGTTACGACGACCAGCGGAGTTTCACTTCCCTGCATTAGTTCAATATGGTCTTCGTACTTTTGGAGCTCCTTATCGTTCCAAACTCCTTTAGTAATCGAATTGATACTGACGTTCGAAAGTAAGGTATCTATACGAGATCCAACCTGCATTTCACTCATTTCGCCGGAATACAGTAGTACGGACTGACCTTCCTTCCAAGCAGTAGCCATCATCTTATCTAATGTCCAGGACTTACCTTGTCCAGGACGCCCTACAATGACTATCAACTCTTCGCCCGGTAACATCCCACCTAAAACATCGTCCAAGAGTTCGAACCCTGTCGGTACTCCTAGCAAGTCGCCAGCTTTTTCCGCAATATCCATCGCCCAATTAAAACGGTCATAGGCACCTTTCGTCAAGTCAATACCTCCAACGAACTTGGATTGCTGAATGAGCTTCTCTAGTTTAGGTAAAATGTTCGATACGGCTACACTCGAGTCGGTTTGCATATCCTCGGCGGCCTGCGTAAGAATAGGGACAAGCGCATCATATAAATGTTCTTCCCTAATCTTATCGACAAGGTACTGATCCGTTTCTAAAATGTTCAGTAGTTCAAATCCAGGAAATTGTTCGAGGACTGTTTCGTCGTCTGGAACATTTCCGTATTCTTTAACGTGGTCAATAATGAACTGATACTCCGGTCTGTAGTCGCTGAAGTATTCACTTGTGATCCCATTATTGTTCAGTAACGCAAGGCTCTTGTCTTGTAAGACTTTATTCAGTACCTGTAGTTGAATCATTGTTCACTTTACCTCCCAATCTATGTCCCTGCGCATCATACAATGGATAGAACTTATGTCCAGGACTATCTCCTAGCCATGCTCCCGTATCATCCAAGGTAATGTAGTAGGGACGTACATTAGGATCCACCTTCGCGGTCTTAGGGCTACCAAGTAAGTAACCGATAGACAAGCCGATTGCTAAACAAGCAACGGCGCCGATAATTTTTACAATCGTATCATCGTTCAAACGCTTTTTGTAATTCCAAATCATAGAGACCTCTCTTTTCATAATTGTAGGCAAAATCTAATAATCTTTTGTCGTATTGTTCAATTTCTGTCTTTGTTAGTAGTAAACTATCAATTAAGTGAATCGATTCAATAGGCTTTAGTAAGCAACATTTGACAACCTGTCCTCGAACATTTTTATAGATCATAGGAACACGGTTGACATCTAATACTAGGTACCGTTCATCCGGATTCATTTTTAGCTACCTCCTTAGGTGTATATCCTCGAACATTTGAAGCGCCGAACTCGATTACGGTAGCCATGTCGTAGATCCTACTATATAACCGTTCTCCTAATACGTCCTTAATTTGTGCATCATTGTAATTCGTTGTATAGATAGTAGCAAGATTATTGTCTACACGGTAATTCACTAAGTCATAGAAGTGATTATAGGATACTTGCGTCAAACGCCCTGAACCTATTTCGTCAATGACTAATAGTTCACAATTTTTAAGTCTGTTCAAGTAGTCAAAAAATTCGACGCTAGTTTCAAAGTAACCAAAATCGCCGAAGATTTCTAACATGGAAGAACTAACACAGAAAACTCCTTTAGTCACTAATCTTCCATCAAGCGCAGTTTCGGCGATATAACGTTGTAACAACCGTATCGCCCAACTCGTTTTTCCATTACCTACAATAGGGCTAGTGATTACAATGTTCAATCCTTTTTGAACATTTTCAACGACGTTCGACCTATAATCCTCCAACCACTTCCAAGCCTCGCGGTCAATGTTCCTAGGAACTAATTTTTGGGGTTCGAAGTATTTTTTCGGTAAGCCTGATTCAGCTAATAACTGTCGAACCTTTTTCTTCCATATTTCATTTACATCCATTGTTCATCCTTTCCTAAAAAGTTCAGTTCGCCCTTAGTTTTTTTTACCATTTTATTAGTTATCTTTTAGTCCTATATAGTTCAGTGTATATAATATGGACCGAAGGGGGAAAGAATATCTAGCTTGCTAAGCTGCTCTAAAGCAGCTGTAAAAATGACTTTGTAAAAAAGTCTTTTTTACTAGATATACACCAAATTTCAGCATTTTGTAAACCAGTTCGAAAAAGATCTATAATTTGTCTATATTTTCCTAAGAAAAATTAGTAAAATCCTGAGAATTTTGGTTTACCGTCTAATAATTCCTCAATTAGCCACGTTCTTTTGAATACGGACAAGGTAATTGGGTTAGGGACGTGCGGGCAGACTTTGTCGATACTTTTTTCGATACTTGCGTATAAAAAGTAACTTACTTCAATCCAACTATCGGCGCTTAGGTAATCCTTTAGCTTTTTCATTGTGTTTTGAAAATTGAACCAATTATAGTCAATGCAATCCTGTTTGAACCGAAAACGGTACTGAACTAAAAAGAAGTGACTGACTTGTTTTAGCGTTACTTCTTCGAATTGTTTTTCATTTAAGTAGTTAGCTAGTTGAGTACCGACGAACAGATAATCCTGGTCTTTTTGTGGTAAGGAACTAGCCGACTTCCCAAACAGTCCTCTAGTCGTACTTTTAATTTCCTTTAAAATTAGACTAGAATTTTGCGTGTCCATTGTACGCGATTTTATGCGCTCTCTTGCCATGTAATTCTCCTCGTAGTGTTATACTATGACTTCCACGTTAAACGCGAAAATAGGTACGAAATATTAAGAATTTTTGCGGGATTTAGACGTCTTCTTCTTAGACTTCTTAAATCGCAGCGTATAGGACACGGATTCCACAATAGCAGGCTTCACCACGTCAGCGTCAAGTTGCTTGTTATAGATCAAGTCCTCTAATAAATCTTCATTGATTGTAGGCTTCATTACAATAAGATTTTGAAGAGCTTCCTTGTCTTTACCTTTTGCGTCCTTAATTAAATCTTGGATAATGCTAATGAGCATAGTCTCGTCCATGGTTGACTTAGTTGTTGAGGAACAAGTGACTTGCCAGCCGTCAGCTTCTGCGGACTCGATGTCTTCGGTAAGCATGTACTGTTTAATTAGTTCCTTGTCATTTTTGACCGCTTTGTTTAGGATCCCAAGTTCGTAGTTATTTTGCGCAAGTTCCGGAAGTAGTTCAAGGAACTCTTTTTCAGTTTTAATTTCACTCATTAGATTTTCTCCTTCATTAGTTCATTGAGGTCCGTATCTACGGCCTCTTCCATTACTTGTTTGAACTCTTTGCGTTCTTTAGCAAGTTGCTGGCGTTCTCCCCACATGTGCTGGCGATTGTAGAACGCTAAATCACCTGGCATTAGGGAGTCTCTAAACTTAATTAGTTTCTTTACACCCTCTTCGCTCCAGTAACGTGTTTTCTTTTGGTCTAAATCGTTACGGAACTTGGGTAGCACAAACGGAAAATGAATATTATTTTCCTTTGCGTACTCTGCAGCGCCGTACCATACGCGAGAGATAGTCGTTTGACTACGCTCTACCATTTTACATACTTCCGAAATTCGGTAGTATTTAACTCCATCAATTACTTTCATTCAGTAACCTCCGTATCTTCTTACATTGTTCCGGACTTGGTAACTTGTCCAGTTGAATGAACCTTTTCAGTTCCTTTTGGTTGCAATCTAAATGCGTACAAAGTTCTTCCTTTGTATACCTATCTTGTAAGGAAGGAATAGCTAAACAATGATCAATAGGTGTCCAAGACTTGTCACAACTTTCAATCTTGCGTTTAGTGTCCTTCCTTAGTTCGTTATATCGTTTTCTAAAAGCCATATCTTCTCCTATTTCCGTAGCAGTATGTCTAGGACGTTCGACAATTTATTTCGCAAAGGTTTACCGTCTACAATGTAATCAGCTAGTTCGCCCTTACTTGCTACAATGTCCTCAATCGTCTCGTCCATTGTGTCCTTGCAAACTAGCGTGATAATGGACACGGTAGAAGTCGCACCAATGCGGTGAGCTCGATCCTCTGCCTGATCCTTCTCCCCTTTTGTCCAAGGGCTATCCAGGAAAATGACAGTCGTCGCCTTAGTTAGGGTGAACCCTGTTCCTAATGCTCCAATAGTGCCGCAGATAATAGCCGGGCGTTTGTCGTTCGTAAATTGTTCAATAACTTCGAACTTATCGTCTGTCTCTCCTGTCACTAAATAACAAGGAGCAAGTGACTTAGCTTGTTTTGAAAAAGGAGTAATAATCTTTTCCCAATTACTGAACACAATTACCGATTGATCGTTCTCTATACATTCTTGGATAATTTCCAAGGCTCGTTCGAACTTTGCGGATTTGACCTTTTTAGTGGTCAATACTTCCGGGTTACCTGTAGCCTGACGCAAGCGAATAGTCTCTGCTAGTGGATTGGTACTCAACATGACTTTGTCGATATCTTCAATAAGCTTTGTTCGAACTTCGTTGTAGATTTTAGCCTGATCCTTGTTCATGTCGACGTACTCAGTAGATCGAATCTTTTCAGGTAAGTCTAAAACTTGTTCCTTGGTTCGCCGAAGCATATTGTCCATCACTAAATTTTTCAATTCAGTTAAGTTGCGGTAGCCTGTTACTTGTCCAAAATTATCAAGGACGCAGTAACGTTCCTTGAACGCTGAAAAGGAGTGTCGTTCTACTCCTAGCCATTTTAAGATATTGTAAGTATCTACAGGTGAGTTCAGTAACGGGGTTCCCGTAAGGCCTATCTTGTAGAAACTGTTCAATGAATGTAACGCCTCTCCTTGTTGGCTAGTAGGGTTTTTACATTTGTGGATCTCGTCTACTACGACCATGCCTATTTCGCCGGTATTAGTCAGTTCCTTCAGCGCCGAAGTGAATGACTTGTCCCGTAGAGTTTCAATGTTAGTGATAAGGAAATACTCCTTATGGTCTAATAACAAGTCCTCTACACGTTTTTGAACTCCGTCAATCGTAAGGTTACCCTTTCGGTTTACCCGGCTACCAATGATATGAGCTTGTTCGTTCGAATGAATTTCGACTTCTTTAGCCCAATTCCATTTCAGTCCAGACACGCAGCAAACGATCAAACAATGATTGAACTCGTGCTTACGACTGACCGCAATGTCAATAGCTTGCTTAGTTTTACCTAATCCCTGTTCATCACCTAAGAGGAAGCAAGGATGATCCTTGGCATAGTCGAAGCTCTCTACTTGATGTTCAAAAGGTTCCGTCTTGTAAGTGAACTCACCTGGCGTAGCCTCTACAATTCGATTTCGACTGTCGATGTAGGATTGAACATCTTTTGGAACTTCGCCAATGATTTCTAAATCCCAATACTCCAAAGCGTGTAATACATCTTGGAAATACCTAATAGGTACCTCAAAATAATTATAGCCTCGTTCTTTGATTTTAGGAAGGGAGGATAGCTGCGTACCTAGTAGCTCCTCGTCTTCCTTATCGTTCAAGTCTGGGATTGAAATGTAAATACTATTTCCTCTTTTGTGCATGCGGGATTTTTCGATTTTTAGTTCGATCAACCCTTAGCTCCTTTCGCTGAGTAGGTGATTAGTTCCATCGCAGTATCCAAGTCTTCTTCCCGTCTAATAGTGAAGAATCCGTCAATTGGCCAGCCGTATTTCGCAGGAACAATTCGATCCAGTTTTGCCTTCATTTCTTCCGGCATTGCACGGGATAGCACGTTGATGCGGATTTTTGACTTAGTTTGGAAGATTTTCACAAAGTTGTATTGGTGAGCGTACTTAATGAACGATTGAGTCACTCCGCGACGAGATGCAGGGAAGTCATGCGCAATACGGTCTTCTAATTGTTTTGTCAAAGATAGCACGGTGTCAGATTTTGGAATACCACTCTTTTGGTTCTTTCGTTTTTCCTTAATCTCTACGACTTCCTTATCGTCCTTCTTGTCAATAGCTTCTACAACTACGACAGTAGTAGGACGAGGACGACGGTTATTACGTTTTGAAACCTTTGGACCCGCAGTAGGTTTAGCTTCTGCTTTAGGTTCTTCCTTAGGTTCCTCTTGTTCAGGGACGGATTGAACGGAATACCAACGTTCAAAAGTTGCTTTTGAAACCTTAACAGTCTCTTCGCTACTAATGTTCAATAGTTCGACCTTTTGTTCCTTCTCGTCTAAAGATAGCACTTTAAACTCTTTGCGGTTGCGTTTGTTCAAAAGGATTGTACCTTTTACAAGTTCGTTGAAATTTACTTTCATTTCTTTACCTCCAGGACATTGTCCATTTCTTTATTTTCTTTATTATAACGTATTACCCGGTAATAGTCAAGCGTTTTGTTCGAAAAAGTTGAACTTTTTTTACAAAAAAAAATCCAGGTACCGAAATACCCAGATTTTTCTGTAATTAAAGAATCACAAAGTAGATAAACAATGAACAATAATAGTATACGAAAATTGAACAAAATTGTCAATCGACTAAAAATAGAGTAAAATCAAAATCCCGTAAGGACTGAACCTTACGAGATTAAGAAGAAACAATATTTAGAAAAGAGCTTCCTCCTCTCTTTTTATAGATGCCAGTCCTCTGGCGATACAAGGTAGGTCGTGTGACCTACAAGTTCGATCTTAGTTCCAGCCGCAGGCATGTTCACTGCGTTCACTAAGACATTACCGCTAGTCAAAATAATGAAGTCAAGTTTTGTATTAGGCAAAATTTGATTGTTCTTTAGGACTGCGCAAGAAATGAGTACATTGTGCATAGGTCGAAAACCTTCGACGATTTTACGACCGATTGCGTAAGTACCATTTCGATACGCTGTTCCAATAGTGTTCAAAAATGCGTAACACTCACCCTCTTCATTACGTTGGAGATAAATCTTTTCTCCATTCAATAGCTTGAAGTTCCCTTCAGCGTTTTCACTTACTTTAGGCATCTTGTCCTCCTTGCTTAGTAGTGATAAGCCCGTCAGGCTCCACTTTGAACGACTCTTTATCCGCCAAGCGCCCATCTTCTAATAGCATGTAGTAGCCGCCATTATAAGGAACGAACGTACTTGATTTCATGTCCCCGTTGGTAGCATCACAATAATACCAATTATCGTAATACTTGATCCAGCCGGTCTGCATGGATCCGTCGCGATTAAAGAAGTACCAGGCTCCACCGATTCGCTTCCAGGACGTAGCCATATAGCCGTCCTTATCGAACCAATACCAATTTCCATCGGTATGATGTAACCATTTTTCAGCGTACATGTAGCCTGATTCATTGAAGTAGAACCATGCTTTATTGTCTTCGATATATTCGAACTGACCTTTTGGATAAGTCCCATTAGGTCGTACATACCAATAGCCAGTGTCATCTTTTTGCCAACCACGTTTAGGTTCAGCAGCTTGCTTACCTGTGTTAGTCAAACGATAAACGTAGTAGTAAGGACGACCGGCGGCGAGCCAACGTTCATCGTGGTCATTTACGGAGATACCGTCATACGCCCAATTACAGTGAATGATATTATCACTGTCAATGAACATACCAGTATGGCCACCTGCACCAGATGAATACCCTTTACGACCCCAGATGAAGATGTCTCCACGTTGAGCGCCCCAAGGAGTATTTTCTGCTATTAGTTCATAACCGTTCTTTTCGAGCCAACCGTGCTCGTATTCAGTATTGACCGCCCAGCCTGCTGACACGGCGCCACCGCTTAGCAAAGCATAGTAGATCGAACTTGAACAGTCATAAGAGTCTGGACCGTTTCGGTAGTCCATGCTATAAGATACTTGACCCTTGCGGGCTTGCATCCAAGCAATACCTTCATCAATATTTACTCCCATTAGGCCTCCTGATCGTTTTTAGCTGCGACTTCCTGTTCCTTTTGGTAGTTCTTACTTGAAACACCAAGGACAGTACCTGCGAAGGTAGCCACAAGAGCAATCGTTCCAGTGATAGCGCTTGTATCGAATTTATACAAGACACCTAAACCAGTAATCAGTGCAATCGCTGCTGGGACTACTACGGTGACGGTGCGCTTCGCTACGTCGTATTGTTCGTTAGATAGCTTCATTTATATCTTCATCCTCTCTAATTGGTAGGTCCTTGTATTTTTCATACAAGGCTTCGACTTCACCATTACCTCCAAGGTTTTTATAACTTTCGAACAGAATAGACAATTCTCTAAAATGGTCTAAAGTTGTATATCCTCGCATGACCTCGCGTTTTAGGTCGTGATAAAGACGGTAACGTTGAATCTTCCTAGTTCCGTCTTGTATGACGTCATTTTGGTGAGTGATTGCTACTGTCGTTTGGTCGATCCCGTCGACCTGTTGTTTTAGAGTGCTAAGGGTACTAGAGATATCCTCTAATACCTCTTTAGCTTTATTCGATTTCCATTCGAATAATTTATTTAACAAAACAGTAAGCACTCCGCTACACGCTGTGATAATTGTCGTTAGGACGGCCGTGTCTTTTAGCCACATTGGTATCATCCTAACCCTCCTTATCCAGCGGCTTCAGCTTCTTCAGTCTTAGACTGTTCAGCTAAAATTTCATCTTCGATTGCGTACCGAGCTTCACGCAATTTTTGTTCGTCACCTCGAAGTTCTCTACGATGCGCAGCGTAAAGGTCTGCGTCATGCATAGTCTCGGATACTTGCGAAACGGCGTTGGCGTCGATATTGATAATTGTAGTTTTAACGAGTTTCTTTTCAGCGCCTTGGCCTACGGAAAACTCAGCTACAATTTGTCGTGTTTTTGTAAGTTCTAACATGTTCACTCACCTCCTTTCTATCAATTATTATAACATGATTTCAGTTCAAATTAAATACGAAAACTTACATTATCTAAATTTAACCATTTATTATCTACCTGAGATTTTACCACTAGGCGTCCGTCTGTGTAGATACACAAAATAGCATTTCCGTAGTCATTATTCAACGCTTGTAGGTACAATGAACTGCGAGGTCTAAATCCTTCAGGTAGCCAAGCAATTATAGCTTCTTTATCCGTCGAACCTTTCCATACGTTACCCTTTAGATAAACAACTCCGTCGAGCGTTTTTGTATAAAAGGCGTCACCGTAAGTCGAATGATGGTTCCAACCACTTTGAAGAACTAATTTTTGCCAACTATAATTTTCCAAGTCTTGTTTGAACAGGAACTCCTTCCAGTTACCTGGTCTCCATCTACCGCCGTCGTTCGATGTACGCAGGAACATCCTCCCGGACATTGTAGTGAAGAACTGAACCATTTTCCAAGTATCTAACCAGAAATTTCTAAATAGTCCCCATTCACCGCCTCGGGTTCCCGTAGGATTGTCCTCGTATTTGTTACTTCGCCATCCAAATTCAGTAGCACGGTTATTCCAAGCAGCGTCCCATTGAGCTCCTCCACCGCTTAGACCTCCGTCTGCGTTAGTAAGACGGAACTGTTGAATCTGTCTTCCTCGAGCGAAGATATCTCCTCCGGCGTAAATGTTACCCCTTGCGTCAATAGAGCCAGGTGTTCCTTGTTCTACAATCTTACCAACGCCTAATCGACCATCCTTGTCATAGTGAAGCACTACTGATTCAGTAGCTACGGTAGCACTAAATTCGGTAGACGTAAACCGGTCTTGGATTTTAGCCTTGACTATGTAGGACTTATCCGGCCCGTAGTTACCAGCTAAATTAGCGGACGAGTTAGTCAGTAGGGAAATAGTAGTGAATGTCCCTGACGCTGAGCCTCTATCTTCCACAAAGTTGTCCGAGTTCAACGGCGCTACGGAGAAGGTAATTTGCATGATATTTTTCTGCGTACCTCCTACCGTTATAGGTGCGACCTTAGCATTTCGAAGAGCTTGAATAATTGCTGGATTTTGACGAGTACGTTGAACGGAAAAATTGATAGACGGTCCATAGTATTCAATGACATTGATTTGAACATTTTGGACGTTCGATTGTTTTCCTCGCGTGTCTGTTACCCAAGCTCTTACCGTAGCTGAACCATTAAAGTTCATCATACCTAACTTACCGCCGTTTTCGTTGACCGCTAAGTTTTTACCGACTAATTCTGCGTGAAATGCTTGGATAGTGGATCCGTAGGCGCCGGAAGCATTGTTGAAGTTGACTTGAATGTTGGACATGATTTGAAGGAAGTTGTTACCTGTCAAAATTTGTCGAACCGCTGAATTAGTCTCCACTAAAGAAATACCCGAAAATGTCGGGCGCACTGAATCAGGGATATTGAACTTCCAACCATTTGAATAGAAGTCACTACCAATTTGCGTCGTACCATTATAGGTTCGAATACAGATGTCCATGACCCCGGAACTGGATTTAGGTAAGTATCTTGCTAAATCGAGTGAAGGAGTAAAGGAAACGCTAGTAGTATGGTTCTTACCTAAATCAATCCAATCACTACCGAAAACTCGGTACCAAACTTGATGCGTAAAAGAGTTCACTTTTCGATTGAAAATAATTGTATGTAACGATCCTAGATCCCGATTTCCCTCAAAACTGGAGATCTGGGTAGACCTTGGAATATTGTCCAAGGTGTAATTAGTAGAGATAGTGATGTTTCCGTGAACGCCGTTATTCGGGTCAAAGGAAGCCCAAACAGACATTGTCTTAGTTCCATCACTATTATGAGGAACCGTCACTTCTCCACTTGCAAGCGTTACCTCTTCGCCGGACGTATCGTAATCCGGGTGACTGCTATGAACACTTGAACCATTTAACCATACGGATAGGTTACTGATATTTCCGTAAGTCCATGTTCGATAAGCTCCGTCGCGGTCGATAGTAGCACGCCACCTAACTTTTGAAGAGTTATTAGTGACGTCCTGACTAATTTGGTCGACGTAGAGATTTAAGTGAAGTGGACCGTACGAGTTGATAAATTTTGTCATTTCTTTCTCCTTATCCTACATACCGAATCACGTTCATGTCGGGATTAAACGAGTATTGTTCCGTTCTAAATCGACCGACTTGAATGGATTGGGTAAAGATCCCGTTATCGATGTGAATAACCCCTTGGGTAAGGTACATGACTTCCTTACCTGCAGAGAACATAGATATTCGGTCACTTGATACCTTAATGGTAGAGCTACCGTCATTCTTACCAATAATCAATCCTTCATTAGAAGAGCTCATGTAACTGTCCACGAACTTTTTCAGTTCCCGTAGCCCGCCGAGTTCCTGGATAGTAGCTTCAATGCGACTTGCGGCTAAGATTAGGTCAGCTTCCGATTTTTTAATAGCTTCTTCGTTAGCTTTCATTCTACCCTCGTAAGCCTTTTCTAAGTTACTTAGCTGTTCCATCGTAGCCTTAGCCTTTAGCTCTGTGTCATGTAACTGAGATTTTTCAGTAAGCGCCGTCAACTGTTGATTAGTTAGCTTTTGGTCAGCTTTAGAGTTAAGGTCTTTTTGAATATCTTCCGGAGCCTCCGAGAAGTCGGTAGATAGTGTACCTACCTCCACTTTTGGAAAAGCGATCCAAACGGTAGCAGGGGTAAAGACATGTAAAATTAGTTCATTAGTAGCGTTCGAATTTTCTTTTCTTATCAACTCAATGTCATAAAATCGCCAATCCGTAGTTAAGGAAACACCTTGCACCGAAGCACGGTAACCTGTTCTTGCTTGGAAATTTGTATTATTGACAGTCGATTTTGCCCAGAAGCTAAACCTTACTGAAGTATTTTGCATCTCGTCAACTGTACCTAAACGTGTATCTCCTCCAGTTCTAAACGTGACCTTTTGATTAGTTGCTCTACCGTTGTAAGTGGATACAATTTTTAAGGTATTAGCTCCCCTGAACCTAGTGGTATTGTCTATACTCAAACTGAGTTGACCTTGCGTCTGTTCAGCACTATCGTCTACATAGTAAGAAGAGTAGCGCTCTTTTAAACCGAACTTAAATAGAGAATTAAGGAAAAGGTTCCTACCGCCAACTTGAACATTAGCAAGACGGTCGAACCAACGATACTTCGTTCGGTCTGTACTGTCTGCTAAAGTATAGTCGGAGTAATAACCCATATATTGTTGATTACGGTCTTCTAAACTGAACTCACGTGATCCGTCTGCGCTTGATGCGTAAGCTATATGGAAATAATTTGTCTTACCGTCTGCGCCCGGTTTACCTGGTATCCCTTGCGCTCCGTCATTACCCTTCCACTTCGTCCAGCGATAAGCTGCAGGATCTTTGGAGTGTTCCGGATTAAAATCCTGATACTGTCCAATATAGGCACGACCCTGATCCGTGTGACTAAATCCTTCACCATTAGGACTATCGGAGAACGCTATGTGAGTGTATTGTGAACGCCCGTCACGTCCAGCTGCTCCAGGAATACCTTGCAGCCCCTGAGGTCCTTGTAGCCCTTGTAGCCCTCTTGGACCTGTTTCCCCAATTTTAGAGATGGAGTAACCTGTCTCACTCGTGTTGTCCGTGTACGTCCAAACAGTTTTCGTCCAAAGGAAAAAGCCGGGTTGAACGTTGGGAATGTTCGAAGTCCAGTTGGTTGTAGGTGGAACAGTCCCGGAGGTAGAACCTGCATAGGTAATCGTCGTAGACTTGATCCCTACTCCATCCTTACCAGCTATACCATCTCGTCCATTATTCCCGTCGCGTGGAATATAGGTCTTTTGGTAACCAGTTTCATTAGTGTTGTCCGTGTAGGTCCAAATTGTTCGAGTCCATAGGTACTGACCTTTAATAAGCGCAGGAACTTGACTTGTCCAAGATCCAGGTTGAACAGTATCATTCATACTAATACCGTACATCACGGAAGTATTTTTCAGCCCTAGCCCGTTCTTACCTGGAACCCCGTCACGTCCTGGATCTCCTTTAGCACCGTCCTGTCCGTTACGAGATACCGAGTAACCAGTTTCAGTAGTCTTGTCCGTATAACGCCAGGTCGTCTTTGTCCAAAGATAATGTCCTTGAGGGACAGTAGGGACTTGAGTTGACCAACCTCCAGCAGGCGCAATAGTCGCGGAGTTTGAACTTGCGTACATGATTTCAGTAGCAGCTATACCTACCCCGTCTTTACCTGCGATACCGTCTTTACCTGTATTACCATCTTGTCCAATATAGGCAACTGAATAGCCAGTCTCGTGCGCTCCGTCAGTATATCGCCAAAAGGTTTTCGTCCACAAGAAGCGCCCTTTGATTAGTTCAGGAACTTGTTCACTCCAACCACTTTCAGGCTCTTGTGTACCGGAGACGGACACGGCATAGGTAATAGAAGTATCTGCTATACCTACTCCGTTCTTCCCTGCAACTCCATCCACGCCGTCGCGTCCTGGAGTTCCTTGTTCTCCCTGAGGACCTTCCGGCCCTTGTAACTTGACCCAAGTGAAATCATCTGGGACAAGTTCATTAGGGTGTTTGGTTGTTGAAATGACCCCGATATACTTCCCTGATTCAGCGTTGAAGTTTGTACCTAAGATATCGTCTGCGTACCTAATGACGACATGGGATTCAGTTTCGATTTCTCCAGCTAATACACCTTCGCCGTCCTCGTTCAGTAAGTCCATAAGATCGCGTCTTGGATCTTGGAACGTCAAAACGGACTGTGATAGGTCGTCATAGTCGATTTTGCGGGACGAGATTTTGCGCCATTCGATAACGCTATAATGGTCGTCGACAATCAATTGAGTATGATGTAGGTCTGGAATCTTTTTATACAAGACCGCGGAAGCCTCATACCCAATCAAAGGGCGACAGTAAATATCCAAGTAAGCCCTAGCGGCGCTCATTAGATTTTCCTTAATCTTAAAACGTTCATCGCTTTTAGACTTAGCAATGTACCTAGGACGCATTTGACGTGCAGTAAACCACGAGACGTCAATTAGGTAGTCACTGCCATTGTTAATTGACGCAAACGTCAAAGGCTCCTGACTTCCTTCTTCCTTCTTACCTGTAAGCTTGTAGGCGGTACATAGGTTACGGGAGTCTTCTTGTCTCGTCACGTATTTCAAATTCTCTTCCACGACCAACGGGAAGTCGACTTTGGACTCCGTGTAGGGTTGTAGAAATACGACTGTTCGAACTATTCGAACTTCTTGCTCTAATAGTTCTTCATAGCCGAACGTGATCTCTAAATTGTATTGCTTTGCTAAATAGCGTAGGTGCCATAGCATGGAGTTTTCTTTAGCCGTAATGCTTCGAACTCTTTTATTAGCTCCGTCAGGTGGACATACTACTTGAACCCATTTACCTGCGTCCTTGATAATGTCCTGCGCTACGGCGCCGACGGTAGTAGCTACATGTTTCAAAGGTCTTGGAAGTCCTTCAGCGAGTTCGTACCAAAGAGCGTAGCAAGTGAACTTGGTTAGTCCTTTAGTATCTTCGACGTCTTGTGCGTACTTGATACGGAACCAACGTCCTCCAAAACTAATAATATTTTCAACTTTTAGGTGTTGGTAGATCGAAGATGTTTCAATGCTTTCAAAAGTGAATACTTCCTTACCCCTTGCGCGGGTTACGATTTCATCCTCGTACATCTTACTGAAGATCTCCACGCTAGCACCAAGTAGATTGTAGTTTTGGTCATAAACATAAACAATATCGTCCGGAATAGGACTCATTATTAGTCCGTTATCTAACATGAAATCTCCTTTCTAATAGTAAGATGGACTTAGGAACATTTCTACCGTTACCGGCAAAGTAGTTGTCCATGAAGCCGTATCGTTTGCGCGATACTGAATTTTGATAGTTGCTTCTCCATTAGGTACTTTGAAAAATGCTCCTCGTTTAATGTACCTAAAAATGTTCGTAGCTTGTTGACTTGCGCTAATTTTAATTAGTTCAAAAGTACCTAAGTTCAACATGACGATTGAACCCGCTTCCATAAGAACCGAATTAGTCCCGAACTCCACAAATTGTCCTGAACTTTTTTCTTCGATACGGAAGTAGCCGTTCAGTTGATTTGCTGCTCGTAGCTCTAATCGAACTTGACGAGTAGGGCGTCCAGGGTTAGGAAGTTTATCTCCTCCATCAGCGGCCTTAAAAGTGTAAGGTTTCCGAATGACTGCGTTCGTGTACTCGTAGCCATCTTTGAACTGAATACCAATTTTGACAATCAAAGTCGCCTCACCTAAAACAGGAACTTCCGTCAATGATCCATGTTCACTTTCACCAAGGAATTTACCGAAGCGGTAAAAGTCTGGATCCTCTTTAGTCGACAATCGCCAAAATGATTTAGATCGAATGAACTGTTTAAACTCGCGATATTTTGCGTTTACTTGTTTTTCCGATAAGCCTCTGAACAATACAGTGACGCTCCCTGTTAGGCCGGATAGAGCAGTAGACGGAGAATCTAATACTCCGTCTATCCCCTCTGGGTTTTTGAACCCTGAATCCTTAAATCCTGCCAAGGTAAGCCCTGTATAGTCCAGCACGGTCGCTCCTTTAGTCGACAAATCAATGCCGTCCGCTAAAAGCGTTTGTCTGTTTGCCATACTAGCCTCCTTATGGTGTTACGATGTTACCAAACCCTGAAAGGGTTTCTTTACTTTTATTATAAAGACCGCGTGAGAGTTTGTCAACGTCATCATTATTGCGAACCACAATAGTTCCAATAGTGATTGTGGTGTGATCCTTACCTCCGGAAGCTCCTCCTCCTTGAGGCTTGTCAGGATCCTTGTCCTTAGTTCCGTAAAGGTCTACTTCTGGCGTTCTAATAGCGTCTAATACCTTACCGAATCCAGGTTTTGGAAGTTCGTCCGGCATTTCGTCTACAATTTGTTCGAAAACGTCTTTGACCTTTTGAACAACTCCATTTTCTTGGATGTTCATCTTCACATTGCTTAGAGCGTCCGTAACTGTTTCGGCCATTTCGATAGCCTTGTCACGTGTAGTTCTAATCATGTTACCAATACCGTTTACGAAACCTTGTCCAGTATAAACCCCCATTTTCTCCATCACACGAGACGGTGAGTGGATACCGAGGAAGCCTTTGACGGCGTTCAACGCACTTTTAGCCATGTTTGCCGCAGCGTTTACCGCGGAGCTTACCATTGAACCAATACCGTTGATGAACCCTCGAACTAAGTTCACTCCGGCGCTTACCATTTGTCCAGCAAATCCAGTGACACGCGAGATCATGGAGCTACCCATTGAACCAATCTTACTGACTACGGAACCAATCATGGAACCAATACCGCTAATCAAGTTTCGAATTAAGTTCGCTCCTCCAGATAACATTTGACCTAAGAAGCTCGCAATCTTACTCACCACTTGACCCATCATAGAGGCGATTGTGGAGACGAGTGAGCCTAGTAGGGAGGCGATACCTTGGATCAATGCTTGTAGAAGTTGAACCCCTGCTTGGAGCAGTTTAGGAACATAGTCTACAATAGCTTTGAGTAGAGCCATCATAATTTGAAGCGCTCCGGCAAGTAGCTGCGGGATCATTTGGATTAGACCTTGTATCAACGCAAGTAGCAATTTAACCCCCGCCTCCAGTAGTTGAGGTAAGTTCGACAAGATTGAAGTCAATAACGTCGTTATAATTTCAATCGCTGCTACTACGAGTTGAGGGATCATTTGAATAAGACCTTGGATAAGTGCTAATAGGATTTGAATACCTGCCTCTAGGATAGGGCCGATATTTTCAATCAAAGCGTTCACAAGTCCCATAATGATCTGTAACGCTGCTTCTAAAATCATCGGTAGGGCTTGGATTAGTCCTTGGACAAGTCCTGTGATGATTTGTAACGCTGCTTCTATGATAGCAGGTAGAGCCTCTACAAGTCCTTGAATGAGTGCTTGGATGATTTGTATCGCTGCGCTAATAATCGTTGGTAGTGCTTGGATAAGGCCGTTAAATAACGCCATAATAATTTGAATCGCGGCTTGGATAATTGTAGGTAACGCTTGCGCAATACCGTTTATTAGAGCCGTTAGGATTTGAACACCCGCTGCTAGTATCGTTGGTAAGATAGTTGATAGTGTATTCACTAGCGTTTCAATTACCCGCGAAATAACAGACACAACACCCGGGATAGCATTAGCTATACCTTCAATGAGCTTGACGAGTATCTCCGTTCCCTTTTGAACGAAAATAGGCAAGTATTGATTGATAGCATCCGCTGCTCCTTGAATCGTACTTGACAAGTTATCGAATACCTGAGTAATTCCATCAGCGTTCAGTTGCCCCGTACGAGCCCAAGCGGTTAGGAAGGAAACTACCAAGCTAATAACAAGTCCTAGAGGACCTGTAATACCGAAGAACGCTAGTCCTACTTTAGTTAGTACAGACGCAGCGATCGACATGACCCCTCCTACTTTACCGAACGCACCTCCTAGCCGTTCAAGTCCACTACTGATAAATGAACCAATTGAGGATCCTGCTTGCCCTAAGTTAATACCAAATTGTTGTAAGGTATTAGCAACTTTCGAACTAATAGCGGAACCGAACTCTTTAACCTTTTCACCTGCCTTTTGTAGCCACTCCCAAAGGACTTTCAGTTTTTCCGCTGCCCATTCGGCTGCAATACCTAGTCCCTTTTTAATAGCAGGCGCTAAACTGTCAATGAAGTTCCGGAACCTCTCGGATTTCGTGTACGCAATCATAAAGACGGCGACTAGGGCGTAGAACGCTGCGACGACCAGAGCTATCGTACCCATCGTCCCCATAAACGCAGGTCCTAAAAATTGCATGGCGATACGAAGTTTGACCATTGTAGTCATTACAGTACCGACAATCAGTAATAGTGGACCTAGTGCTGCTACCATTCCGGCGAAAATAACGACCATCTTTTGACCTACCGGTGACATGTTGACGAAGGCTTCGATCATTTTAGTGATCCCACCTACAATCTTAGCCAGTGCGGGTTCTAAAATTTGTTGAATAATAATCGCAGCGGATTCAAACGCTCCTCCCATCTGTTCAATCTTACTAGCGAGGTTGTCCTGCATAGTCTCCGCCATTTCCCTTGCGGCTCCATCGGAGTTGATAAGAGCGTTAGTCATTTTATCCAATTTCTCCGGCCCTGCGTCTAATAGCGCAAGCATACCGGAGAGGGAGTTTTGACCGTACAAGGTTACGAGATGTCGGTTCCGTTCTTCTTGTGTTAGCCCGGCGGTAGCCGTTTTCAGTTGGGCAATTTGTTCGCGAAGAGGAATCATCTTACCATTTGCGTCGTAGAACGATACCCCTAACTGATCCATGGATTTAACCATAGCCTTAGTTGGTTTAGCAATACGAGACAAGGCTCCGCGAAGTGTAGTACCCGCTTGTGAACCTTTGATACCTGCGTCGGCCATAATACCGATAGACGCAGCGGTCTCTTCTAAACTTAATCCCATCGAATGCGCAACCGGTGCGACGTACTTCATCGCCTCCGCCATATCGACCGTCTCAGCGTTCGTATCAGCGGCAGCTCGAGCGAATACGTCCGCGACGTGTCCGGCTTGTCCAGCTTCTAGTCCAAACGCCCTCAAGGAACTTGCCATAGCCTCGGAGCTTGCTGCTACGTCTCCTCCAGATACCGCAGCGAGGTCAAGTACACCCGGCATAGCGTCCATGATTTCGTTCACTTGGAAGCCCGCTGAAGCGAGGTTCTCCATACCTTGCGCAGCTTCTTTAGCACTGAAAGCCGTTTTAGCACCGAGTTCAATCGCTTGTCGTTTCATTTTATCCAGCTCGCCACCTGTGGCTCCTGCGATAGCTTGAACACGAGACATTTGAGCCTGGAATTCGTTCCCTACTTTAATGGAAGTCGCTGCTATACCTAAAAGAGGTAGCGTTACGGCGGTAGATAATACCTTACCCATGCCGGTCAACGCTGAACCTATTTGGAAGGATCTGGACGTTTCAACCGCTAGTCGCTGCGCTTGGTTTTGAGCCAGGTTCAGTTGACTAGTAAAATTGGAAATATCTAGCGTCATTTTAGCTGCTATTGATCCAAAATCCATATATCTTCCTTTCTATTAAATAAAAAATAGGAGCGACTAAATAAAGTCACTCCATTAGCATTTGCAAACCTGGATTCTTTTTCTCGTCTCCAGGGTACCTAGGAGTCTTATCGTCCGCGATGTAACGAATGTAAGCAACTGCCGCAGTATCGAAGCAATAGCGTCCAATTTCTGTGGTCAGTCCTACGACATCACTAGGTCTAATATGAAATTCAGTAGCGACTGCTATGACATTAGACATTTCCTTCGTTTGAACGAAAGGACTCCGCCGAAGCTACCTCACCGTACATGGCGCTGAAGATTGTCATCAACTGATCATCCGTCATGTACTCCCCGATTTCTGCGTAAGTAGGTTGAACCAACGCAGCTTCCGCAAAGACACGCAATAACTCGGCCATGTCTTGTAAGCCTGAATCACTTTTGTTCAGTTTTTCCAAGGCTTTACGTTTTTGGTCGTCAGTAATCGCGTTCATTGAAAGGTCGTCCTTAACGACTTCTTGCGTCTCCCCGAAAAGTTCAGTGACCTTACCTAAAAGAGTATTAGGGATACGACCGTTCGCGATCAAGTTCATTACCCCAGCCGAGCGAATTTGAACATAAATTGGCTCAGCGTCTTTTCCAAAACCTGGAAGAGGGATAACTTGAAATGATTTTTGACGAAATTGTTCAGCGGTGATAATGTTGTTATTCATAGCAGTACCTTTCTAAATTTAAGCGTATTGGGCGACAAGTGTAATATCGCGGTCAGGCATAACACTTGTATCAAAGTTCCACATAGTAGATTCGCCCTGAATCTTCCAGCCTTTGAAGACCTTACCGTCTGTGCGTGTAGGATCTGCTGGTTTAGGCGTTACCTTTTTACCTACTTCTACTTTGACAGGATTAGCCGTTCCGTTACCGCCGGCTAAATCATACTTCACATTGCGAAGGATAGCAGGGAGTGTAGGAACGTAGTCCATGGACTTAACAGGAAGTCCAGCCTTAGTAGCCTCGCGGGCTTTGATTTTGAACTCAGGTGCATAGAACTCTTTACCAATGTTGAGCCCTGGAGCGCTACCAGTACAGTTGTTCAAAGTGATTTTGACGTAGTTGACGATAGAGTCTCCTACATAGTTAGGCACATAGATATTCATCCTAAATGGTTTCATATTTGTTGCGCCTTGTGCAAGCATTGGTGAGTCATATCCAGCGATAGCTTCGTTCACTTTGCGAACAGTACCGCCTTCAATGAGTGCCATAATTTCAGGGTCAAACGTGTTGTCCTTGAATGTTAGGTCGTAACCATACAAAAGGTCTGGCGTACGCACAATCGCAAGAATACGAGTATCATTGCGTTTAATGTCTTCCGTACCTTCCGAAGTTACTGACTCAAGTTCCGCAGTCTCAGCGGTGTCGACTGTAAACTTAGATCCACCAACTCGCGGTAGCTGAGTCAATGGATCAAGTTCTTCGATTTCGACAAACTTAATTCCGTAAAGAATATCCTTACTCATTTATAGATTTCCTCCTTGTGGTATTCTATATTCGATTTCTAGTCTATAACGAGATAACATCGTGTCGAAGTAGTCCCCTGTCTCGGAGTAGGTTACTTCATAACCCATGTCCTTGATCAGTTTTCGAACTCTTTGACCATAGTCATCTATCCCTATAATTGAATTAGAGTGGACGTAGATTTGAACCTTCCAGTATGAAAAACTTCCTAGGCTATTGGTAGCGCTAGGCATTCGATGACTGAACCTAAGTACGATATAATCATCCGGACGGTCTAATTCATCCTCCGTTTCGCCGAACTGAAGTCCAGGAAACATTGGCGTAGGAGACAGTTGGTAAGTTGGTAGTATCTCCTTTAGTCTGTCCATCATTGAAGTACGTTTTGTCATTTCATCCTCCTAGCTTACTAATCGTCTTAGAGCCCTAAACAATTCTTCCACATTGTCCTCTATTGACTGTTCTAGTATCTTGTACTTGCGTCCGTGCGCTAGTTCCAACCAAAAGCCGTAGCTCATATGGTGAGATACTGCGATCATAATTTGATCCTTACTGACCCATGCGGCTTCCCCTTTCAGTTTTTGCCGGGCGTTACCAGTACGGTCCGTCCATATCGCATTAGACTTAGCGTAAGCCTCCATTTTAGTAGAAGCTATCTCACAGATTAGTAAAACAGACGTAAGGAACTTGCTTCGGTACTGTTCACAGGACTGAACGAACTCACTAGGATCCCATACAAGATCAGCCATTAGTCCTTTACCTCCAATTTCAGTTCGACTACGATATTTTGCTCTAAAATGTTATGGACTTCGACTACTCGATACCGTCTACCTGATTGAAGGATAGTAACAGCATCACTAGGCTTGATTTTATCACCTCCGTCATTATACATGATGAAGAGTCTAATCCCATTTTGAGCAAAAATTCTACCAGCGTCCGTAGCATTGGACAGTAGGTCAGGGCCGGTTGAGTTGTCGAAAAGACAAGTGGCGTTTTCTAATACGAGTTCCTTTGATTTGTCTCGTTTTTTACCGCCGTAACCGTCACTGACCCATTCGTCCCTTGTTACTTTAATCTTAGTAGGTGCAGTCTCAATAGCTCGACGAACTTGTGCTTCGACATAATTGTAGTCATAAGTCATGTTCCGTCCGCCCTTTTCATTAAAATAGTAGACCCTGTACTCGCTGAAAGGTCTTGCTCTTGTTGCTCTGCTTTATACTCGTCATAGAAGAACTGAGCCATGTTCTTCCAGTATTCGGCGTCACCTTTCAAAGTAATAGGTCCAAGAGTCACAGCGTCATTGCGCGTTTTAAGAAGACATAATTTATAGCTTACATACGCAACTGACTTGTGACGATCTAAAAGAGCGGAGATGTACGTTTCCGGGTATGGATTAGGGGATTGAGTGTTCCCTATATTCTCCATAACCAAGTCAATATCCGCTTTTTCTGCCATGTTACTCTCCTAGTTCGTAGTCAATAAGTGCGTCGATATATTCACTCTTACGAGTAAGTCCAGTTAGGTCAATACCGTTAGCCTGCGCCAGTTCAGCGAGTTGAGGGACTGTCATAGACGCATACTCTTGTCGCATCTTTTCAACCTCGGCCTCGTCGTCTAATACAGGAGACTCAGTTCCACTTACTGAACTATCTGTACCCTCGGCTTCTTTGAGTTCGAAGGCAAAACCACGATCAATAAGGGAAGCTCCTAGCGCATCGGGACAGTGAAACACTGAACCCGTATGCACTACACTCCCGGAGACAATCAACGTACTCAATGCTTTTAGTGTAGCCATAAATTACCTCCTAAAAATTAGCCTTCGTTAGTCTTAATAACCCCGACATAGTCAATTCCTTCGAACGATGGGATCATTACTGCAGAAACGACAGTCACCACGTTCACTGGATGTTTTTCCATGTAAGTTGTCACAGTAGGACCACCTGAAAGAACTTGAACCTGTGCGTCTGTTCCACCTGATGCCAAGTCAAACGCTTCTGGAGTAGTTCCGTACCAAGTGTGACCAACTGGATCTGGAGGAAGCAAGACAACGACGTGATCATCGATCAAGTTGAACTGACGGATGTTACCGGAGTCAGGTAATTTGTCAGCGTCAGCGAATTGTGCGATCTTCTTAGAGTACACCGCGATTTGGAGTTGAGTCTTCTCTGCGATGAACTTTTCAGCGTCCGCAGCTAATAGCATGAAGTTTTCCCATGACCCTTGAACGCCAATCGCAAGAGCTTTCTTAATAGAGTCACTCTTCGTCATGTTGTTGTAAGTGTTACGGTTCATAATCATACGAGTAGGGCGAACACCTGTACGGTTTTCCATGTCGTCCATAGCCGCCAAAATGTCAGCGATAGGGTCGGATGTAGTACGGTCAGTCCATTTCTTCGCAGCGGTGTATTGTTGTTTAGCATCCATGTTGTAATCATAGGTATACTGAGCTTCACTGTTGGTAGATTTAACAGTAAATTTACCGTACTGAAGCAACTGCATACGCATGTATTCGGCTTGCGCTTCTACACCGTCGACAAGGTTTTTAGTGTCATTGTATAGCTGAGTGATGATTGGTTGAGCCATTCCTTGGCTTTGAGCCAATAACAATTGAAGTTGTTGGCGGTCTTTTTCACCCAAGCGCATTGATTCACGGAAGAACGCCATTTCAGTAGCTTGTTTGCTAAATCCAGCACGTTCGCGAATACTTGCCTTAGCGTCGTAGTTCGAAGGTTGAATAGTTACTGGAAGGTTATTAGCACCTTTTAGCCAAGAAATGTCCGTCCCTGCTTGTTGCGCATTAGGGAAAAGTGAAGGGCCGAGGTATGGAAGAGCGTTCGAAGGTAGTGCTTGGATGTAAGCAGCGACCTCACTAGCATTTAGGTAATCATAAATATTCATCTAATACTTCCTCCTATTTTACTACCAAAATCATTGGGTTTTTAGATTCAGGGACTGCTCCAGCAACTTTTTGAAGAGCTGCGTATTTAACAAATCCATGAACAAGAACAGTGACAGTGACTTTATCTTCACCGTCGTAAACACGTTGATCCGCAAAGATAACGCCATCAAATTGTTCGCCAGTGGTTACTACTTCAAGTCCAGTCTTGCGGCCGTCGATTGTAGTTGCGTTCTTCACGCAAGTTCCGGCTAAAATATACTTCTTACCACCTACGTCAGTAGCAGCAGTAGCAGGGATTTGAGCGCTTAGGGCGACATAATGGTCTGGGATTGCGACAACGCTTCGAGTAGTTTGATTGAAATCAGTTTTCTTAACTCGTACATTAGGCATAGCCTTTTCCTCCTATTATTTAAAGAATGTAGCTTGTTGCTGACCAGTAGCACTTTGTGATTGAGCTAATGATTCAGCGAGTTGCTTACCAAAGGATCCTACTTCACGCGGTTCGGGAACTCCTGCGCCTACGCGACCTGAGTTGCCCGGCTTACCTGTTCCGGAAGCTCCTTTTTGGGAAGATTCAGGGTTAGGTACGTCCTCGTCTTTAGGATTTTCTTTGAATAAGTATTTACGAGACTCACGCAAAGACTTCAATTGGTCTTCTAAACCTTTGACGTTACCTTTGTCGTCGACAGTAATATCGTCCAGGTTCATAAATCCAAGAATATCCGCTGCGGGAGCAATGGAATCAGTAATCAAAGGATGTAGAGCGGAGATAACTGAAGCACTTTTAGCAATTTGAGTTTGGGCTTCTAATTGACTTTGTAGGTTTTGAATCGTAGCCTGCGCATCACTACCATCTTCCACTTGTTTAGACAATGTAGAAACTTGCGTCTTATATTGCTCAATCGAATTGTTCGCTTGGTCGCGTTGTTGAACAACTTCATCGAATCGTGCGTGCGGTACATAATGTTGACCATCGCCATCAATGAACAATTTTGCGTCCAATTCTTTTGCTTTAGCTTTCACATGCTCTGTGACATTTTTGATCGTTGGTTCATCCAAACCTTTTAAAAGGTCTTCTAAATGATAAGCCATTTGATATCCTCCTTGAGTTTACGCCCTCCGGCTGAATCTTCTGTTTTGAATTGGAACAGTGAAACCAAGTTCAAGTCGTTAAGGTGACAGGATCCCTTTTTCATGTATTATTATAACAGAATCGAACCTTTTTTACTATATTTCGAACAAAAGCTACCTATCGACTAATTATAGATAAAAAGATACCGTTCGAAAACGATATCTTAATAACTTTTAACAAAATCCAGGTCACTGTATTTTTCGATTTTCCCTGCGGTCAAGTCGTCATACCAAGCGTCTAAAACATCGTTCGGTTCACCATCTACCCAACCACGCAACTCGTCGGCGATTTCCTCCAATGAATCTTCGTACCATATAGTTTGGTAGCACATTCCATTAGGATGGTCGAACGGACATTCTTCAATGGGGAAGACTTCTCCGTCTAAATCGATACAAGCCTGACAAGTTCTACCCGGCGCGTGTACGGAGTGCCACTGAACTTTTCTGGCGTAAGGGTTCACTTTTCCCCATTGTCGAACTCCGGCGGTAGCTGAATGACTAATGGTTGTTCTTGCAAGTCTTAAAGCATTGTACTCTAAATTTTCATACTTGCGAGCCGTTGTCTTACCCAACTTTTCGGCGATTTGTTCGAAGTCCCACTCTTTACGAGCTTTTGGATCAATGTACTTTTCTAATAGTTTAGCCATGTCGACCGCGGACATGCCACTTGAAAGACCTTGCGTGACAATTTGTTGAACGTCATTCCCTGCGCGTGCGGCACTAGACCAAACACGTTTAGACAAGTTCTTCCCGTCTTTGTAGATTTCACCCTTAGTAACGACTTCAGCGGCCTTACGGGAAAAGACTAATGACGCGGAACGAACTTCTTTTCCAAAGTCTTTAGCAGTAGCATTTCCGTCCTCACCTAAAATGTTCAGTAAATGTAGAACCTGTCCGTCCACGGCATTTTCGGCGGCTTTTTGGGAGTATTTGTGCATAACGTGAACCAAAACTTTATGAAGGTCGTAAGCGTAGTCTTTATAGATCCGTTTAGGTAGATAACCATTACGGGATTTTTTAATCTTTTCTATTAAGTCTACGCCAGCATCATTGAACGCTTTTAAAACGGCCTGCTCTTGTTCAAGTGTCAATTTAATGTTGGTCTCGTGTATAGCTTTTTCCCAGCTACTGAGATACCCATTCTTTTTCTCTTTGCTCAATGTTCAGCTCCTTTTTCAATTTTGCGGTAAGGCCTGAAATCTTATGCCCGGCGTTTTCGTCCTTCATTCGATAATCGTGGTAAAGATTTTGGTTCATTGCTGCTCCCTTACCTAATTCCTTCTTCATCTTCGAACGACATTCATTTCTAAATCGAATTAGTTTTTCGATCTCTTTATCGCCGACATAAGTAGTGAACCTATAATGACACTTAGGACATTCAAAGAACCTCCACTCGACGCCTTTTTCGATATGCTTGGAGATAATTTGCTTGGACGATAGTTCGAACTTATGTTCACAATGATCACAGTTTACGTCAAAGACCGTTTTAGATTCGATCTTGGGCTTGTTGCTCTTGTTGTTCTGGCGTACTTGGTTCTTCAATTGTTTTTTCTTGCGGGTTTTCATCTTGTGGTTCTCCTTGTTCGTTTAATTCTTCAGCTAATACAGGTAGGGCGCCGGCAGAAATTTCATCCAACTGCGCAAGTTCCTGCAATACACGTTCCCACTCTTTGTCAGCTTTTTCCTTCTTACTGAACTCTTCAATGTAAGATTGGTGACTTCGAACATTTGTCTGTACTTCGGTAAGCGCAGTCTGTTTAGCTGAAAGTTCGTCACTTGGTAATGGATAACGATGGTCAATTGACAATGTTGTTAGTGTTTGGTAACTGGATTGAATGTCTTGTGGTAATAGACCTAAGTCTACGCCTACCTTACCTAAAATTTCTTCAATTAGTTCGATAAGCCATTGAATAGCATCATCCCATTCGGCCCACTTGTCGTCACATTTGCTCATTAGGTCATAGAATAGATATTGCATGGCAATCCCTGATGGCGCATCTTGTACCTTTTCAGGTAGTGGTTGGTCCATTAGTTCATACATGGCTTTTTTAGCGCCGTCTAAATAATATTCAGCGGTAGGTAAGAAGTTGAAGTTTCCGGAGATGGTTGTCACTTGCGCTTGCTTCCCTCCAGTACCGCCGATGGATGATGTAGGGTCACTCTTAATGTCGACCAAAGCGTTTGGCGCAATTTTCATTCCTTGAATAGACTTCGAAGATCCATCAATGATGACGGGTTGTTCGAACATTTTGAACCTAAGTGAATCACGCATGTCACTAATAGTTCGGTTAGTGTTGTTCGCAATGGTAATGAGATCTTTGACGTCACTTGTTCCGTATACGTCATTAGTTAAAGGTTCATTAAGGATGACCTTACAAGGGATTTGACTCAATCCAGTTGGCGCCGACTCTTGGACTTTTAATGGTACCTGAACCTTATTACCTAAATTGTCTTCGATTTCAATTAGTTTAGCGTCTTTTTCTTTGATTGTAGTTTGCCCATCTTCTGTCATGTAGATTTGGTTCGAAGTTCCGTCGGTCAACGTGTAGGTGAGCCAGCATTGCTCTTCGACATCTTCCAGCGCGGTAGTAATACCTGAGTTCGAACTTCCCGATTTCATTTCATAACGGTAGTGGTGCCATAATTGTTTTTCAGTGGACATTCCTTTCGTACGTTCGTCCTGATAAACAATGTCAACGGACAAAAGACGGGAAGGATCTTTAGGGTCTACAATGTAAGAAAATTGCGGCATTGAATAAAACTGAACATCAATTGGTTCTCCCGGGTTTGCTATAACGGATAATAGCACTCTCTTGCCGACTGTTGCATCTACCAAAGCTCGTTTACATTTACTCCAGAACTTTGCGTGAGCTAAAATGTGGTCGAACAAAATTCGTTTATTCTCTGCTTTATCATCTTCCTTGTCTACAATAGGACTGAAGATCAATTCAGGTTCCGTTCCCATCATAAAGCGCGCTTGCTTTTTAATGAGGGATCGAATATAATTTCGAATTTCGCGGGTAGGTGTATAGTCAAGTGAATCCTCTTTTATCTTCCACGTTTGACCATAGTCTGCGTTCAAGTCTGTTACATCAAAGCCGTCAAAGTATTGGTAATACTTTTCGACCTCTTGTAGTTCCTTTTTGAACTTTTGATTCTGCGCGAGCGGGCCGTCAAAGGATTGACTGACAAGCTCGTCGGTATGGGAAATAGCTTTTGATTTTTTAGCCATGTAGTTTACCTCCTATAATGTATTATACACTATTTTATCTAATATTGTTTACCATTTTAGCGCGCACCTTTACCAGATAGCACTTGGATTTCAAAACCAAAGTCGTCATTGATAATCGCGTCCGTCAGACACGCATACCGATTACGGTCCATACAGTGGTCATTCTCCTTTATCACTTGATCTTTACCAACTTGACTAGCCTTGCTATCCCAACTGTATGAATAATACTCGTCTATGTCGTGCGTGTTACTTGGGTCTATTGTAAAGCGACCTTCCGTCAATAGTTCAGCGTGGAAGGAAATACCTAAAGTGACGTCATTGCGCGCAGGGATTATAGGTATATTCTTTCTTACTATATATGGATGTTTTTGTAGTTCGACAATCATCGCCGACGCTGAAGGATCTAGTATGATGTATTCAATAGGAAGTCCTTTAATCATTTTCACTAAATCATTCGCATACTCTTTGGTAGTCTTTTGAAGTATGGAACCGAACTGAACATTAGCATTGACATCGGCTTCGGTAAGTTGTTCCTCTGCTTCCCTACCTGAGTGGTAGTAAGACTGAATTAAATGGTAACTTTTTCGGCGCTTTGAAAATCCGTAAAGCCCAAAAGTAGTAGCATTATAAATACCAAAGTCTCCTGCGACGAACAATCGATCGAACTCTATATCTACTTTTCGAACATGCTGTTCCTCGTTGAACATGGAATAAACAAGACCATCGGCGGTAACCCAAAGACCTAAAATGAACCTTTTACGGAAAACGCCAGCATACATTTTAGAATAGCGTTCTTTGACATGTTCACTTAGACTAGGATTATCTTCCATAGTAAAGTGAAGATATAAAATGCGCTTTTCGATTTGCTTGTCGATCCAGTTCTTTTTGAAATAATGATTTGGATTTCCCGGGTTACAACTGAACCACATTTTCGAACCTTCAACGGAACATCGACCTGTAGCTTGGTTGACAAAAGACTCCGGCATCAACGCAACCTCGTCACAGAAGATCCCAGCTAGTGTGACCCCTTGGATAAGGTCTTGTGAACTCTCGTCTTTACCACCAAAGATGTAAAAGTAATTGACTATTTCTTTTCCTTTATTTAAGTACCTAATAATAATTAGATTTTCATTGCGCACATCTTTGATTTCATATCCGCGACTGACTAGCATTTGCTTCAGTGGTTGGATCACATTACGGCGCGCCGAGTGAATCGTCTTACCGCAGATAGCAAAGTTTTGGCCATTGAACTCCGTCATAGCCCAAAGTGTAAAAGACAAGGCCATCGATACAGTCTTCCCGGAACGGATCGAACCATCGGCAATGACAATGTCGAAGTCTTTGTAAGGGGAGTTATCTGTCCACCATGTCAATAGTTGTAATTGTTTTTTACTAAAAGGTACAAAGTTGAATTTTGGTATTTTATTCCTTAGACTCATTACCATCTGTTACTCCTTTTAGGTAAGCTCCTGTCTCGTCGCTAAAAGTTTGCCAAACTGATTTTGCGGCCTCGTCCAATGCCTGAACAAAGTTATCCCGAACTTCTTCCGTACCATCTCCTTCTCCCATTTTAGCTCTTAGCAAAGTAATCTTTTCCCGTTCAATTTGTAGGCGATACTGAACCTCTGCTGGGATCATCCCGTTTGCGCGTTCTTGTCCTAATTGTGCGCGGTCTATAATGTTCGATAATACATCCAAAGCTCCCCAACGTATTTGTCCATCTTTAGTCATTAGATACTTGTCTGGGTTATCCAAGGCCATTTCTATAATGGACATTAGTTTTTCCCAAGCGGCATGATATTTGACGTTCACTGTTACTTTGAACCCGGCATACATTTGAGTCAAAGTATCATTAGTAACTAACGCTTTTTCATCTTCGAACTGTTTTTTCAGTTTGACCCATTTACCTTTTGAGCGTAGGATTTCGACTGTTGTTTTTGATACTCCATAACGGTGAGCAATCTCCGCGACATCCATGCCCCTAATAAATTCGATCTTCATGCGCTCATTGCGTTCTTGTTTGGACAACTTTATCCCTTTATAATCGAACTCAATGACCTCGTCCATGTCGACACGTGCTTGCTGCTTGACAGGTTTACGACCTCTCTTTTTGCGCGATACAGGTTTTTTAGTTTTAGGTCCATTTTCACTAACCATAAAACATCCTCCTTCTTATTTTAAGTCACTATTATTATACACTAAAAATCATCACAGTCAAAGGCTCCTAGGTAATACGCAAATCGATAAATTATAGTTCAGTTCTATCAATTAAGATTTTGCGCTTTTGGGTCTAAATTTCCCGAACTTTTTCGATTATTGTTTTTCGAACTTTTGAACATTTATTTTCGAACTTTCGAACAAAATGAACTTTTCGAACATTGTTTTCGAACTATTGAACCATGTTTTCGAACTTTCGAACTATTGTTCAGTTTGAGCGGTTCAGTGTTTTCGAACTATGGTTCAATCTCGTTTTTCTAAAATTGTTCAATCTTGTAAACCCTTGGTACTACTGTATTTACAGGACTTTGAGAGTTGGTTTGTGGAAGTCGCTTTTTCTATATCCTTTGGTCTTGTTTGCTTAGGTCTTAATACTATTGCTAATAGTGTATTTACTACTATTATTACTGGATATATTAGTATTTAATAGTAGATAGTTCGAAATGTTTATTTAGCGCGCATTTGATTTTTATTGATGTATCAACGTTTTGCGCGATTTTGTTTTTGGTCTTTAATTAGTATGTAGATAAATACTTTTAGCTCACTTTTAGTAGTTTTTAGCGTGTTTTGATGTCTTTTAATTGCGCGTATTTATTGCGACGTCAAAAAAAAATAAAAAAAAATCAAAAAAAAGTTCGAAAAAGGGTTGCGTATTACCCGGTAATATGTTATAATTAACTTGTAAGTAAGAAATACAAAGAAAAAACAAAACAGGAGGAACAGAAAATGTTCAAATACGATATGGTAGACAATGACGAAATGGTAATCAACGTAATGGTAGAAGCTAGCCCAACTTCAATTACCCAAATTACATTTTTCAAAAGTAACGACCTTACTCAGTACGCTAAATTGTTCTTCGCAAATGGTAAAACTCGCACAATTAGCTGGGGATGTTCAACTTCACTATTAGGTAAAGAAGTCAAAGATACTTTAGTAAATGCTAAAGAATACTTGATCGAACTTGGTGTAGTTAAATGGCACGACAAAGGCTATAACTCACGTATTGATTTTATTAAATAATAGATAAGGTCCTTGCGGCCTTATTTTTTTTTATAGTCTTACTGCGCAAAATAATTGAAAAAAAAAGTTCAAATTTTTCGAACTTTTTTGATAAAAAGGGTTGACTATTACCGGGTAATACTGTATAATATAGTTGTAAGTAAGAAATAAAG